ATGAACAAGCATCAGCTCGCATCGAAGATCTGGGAGTCAGCCAACAAGATGCGCTCCAAGATCGAGGCCAATGAGTACAAGGACTACATCCTGGGCTTCATCTTCTATAAGTTCCTGTCAGAAACAGAGATTCGCTGGTGCAAGGCGCACGACTTCGAGGACGAGGACATCCGAGCGCTTTCCGAGGACGACCGCGAGACTGTTGAGTACATCCGGGAGAACATCGGCTACTTCATCAGGCACGAGAGTCTTTTCTCCACCTGGCTGTCCGAGGAGTTTGCAGACACAAGTCGTAAGTTCTCCGTCGACGACGTGCGAACCTCCATCTCGGCCTTCAATCGCAACATTAACCCGGCTCACAAGAAAGTGTTCGAGGGTATCTTCGAGACTCTTGAGACTGGCCTGTCCAAGCTCGGCGAGAACGCCGCCGCTCAAACGAAGGCCATCCGTGACCTGCTGGACACTATCAAGGATATCCCCATGGGCGGCCGTGCTGACTACGACGTCCTGGGCTTCATCTACGAATACCTCATCTCCAACTTCGCCGCGAACGCTGGCAAGAAGGCCGGCGAGTTCTACACGCCTCACGAAGTTAGCCAGCTCATGAGCGAGATTGTGGCTGACCACTGCAAGGAGAAGAGCGAGATCTCCATCTGTGAAGCTTTCAACCCGACTTGGATACAAAATGGCGGCACACTCGCGTTGGCTGCGTGAGTGGTTCAAATGAGAGATGATTGGTTCATCCCACACGGTCGCACCTTCCAGCGCCGTCGGCCACGTGATCAGGAGGGATGAGTATGGTATTTTCGCCGATCCACCGTGCATTGGGCCTTCCGTCTGGTGAATTCTCGCTCCCCCTCATCGAACAAGCAATTAAGAGCGGGGTTGAGGAGAGCGTCGATCTCGACTGGAAGCAGCAGCTCTACGATCCTAGGAAGCCCAAATGGGACGAGGAAGCCGCGAAGGACATCGCCGCTATGGCAAATAGCGGTGGTGGCTGGATCGTTTTCGGGGTTGCCGAAGACGGAGAGCGCAACGCTGCATCTGAACTCACGCCGGTGCCCTGGTCCGCTGACATCCAGCAGCGAATTCTGCGGGTTGCATACGCAAAGATCGGCCCACCTGTCCTGGGGCTGGAGTTCCACGCCCTCGCCACGGAGAGTGGCAATGTGGTAGCTATGCGAGTTCCCGACTCGCCGGACGCCCCTCACTTCGCCCGAAAAGGCGACGATGCGTTCATCGCACCGCGTCGTAATGGTCCGCACACGGTATTCATGAGCGACCGCGAAATAGAACGTGGGTTCCGCGAACGTTTTCAATACGCCGATGATCAAGAACGAAACCTTCAAGAAAAGTTCGTGCGTGCATCACAGGCTTTGACGCCAGGCGACGGTGTGTTTATCGCAATTGCCGCCCTACCTCTGCAACCTACGATGCACGCAAAGTCTCCCACACAAGAGACCATCTACCAGCTCACCACTCGGCAACCTATCCCCGAGTTGGTGTTCGGCCAGAACCAGCCTCGCACGTGGGAGCGAGGGCAGGTAAAGATCGGCATGCGTCAATGGATTGTTCGTAGCTACCCGGATGAGCGCGCTCAGTATCGGACTTATCTATACGACGATTCCACTGTCCTTGCGGCATACAGGCTCGGCAACCTTTCGGATGGCGAAGGTGCCAAACCCTATTACCCGGTGGGGCTACCAAACCACTGCATGTCTCGGGACGTTGAGTCGGCGGTCATCAGCTTCATCACACTGCTTCGAGGGCATGCTGAGGAACGCCAAGCCAACGGAGGGTTCAGAATCCGAGCTGGACTTGTTGGTGCCAGCGATGAACCAATCTGCATCCGAACCACGGAGGGCAGAACAAACCTTCTCCTGTCGGAAGAGTATGCAGAACCCATTTCGATGTTCCAACCTGTCACTGTCGAATTTGACCCGCTCGCCGCGCCCCTAGAGATGCTCCCTCATGTGAACGATCTTGCGCGCGATCTCATTAACCAGGGCGGGGTTCAATTTCTGAAGATCATGGCCGAGCCAAAAGATCACGAGCAAGAGTTAGCCCCGTAGTCCGGCTCGTTCCCCAGAGGATCGAGCCGAGTTCTCAGCAGTGCGTGGTCGTCCCGTCCCTGAACGTGAACATGATTGCGCCGGCGGTTCCCATTTCGGCGTGGTCGAGGAGGGTGTGCCATAGGTATGGGGTGAACTCGATGTGGTCGATGTCGAGTTTGTCGAGTTCTTCCCGGTAGTGGCGGTAGGCGGCTTGCCGGCTCTCAAGGTCGCTGATCTGGGTTAGGAGTTTGTCGTAGTCGGCGAGTAGCCGGGCATGTTCGGTGTTGAGTTTGTCGAAGCGGCGCTGGTATTCAGTCTGGTCTTGGGCGACGCGGGCGTTGCGGGCGATCAGCGCGTCGATCGCTTCGGCGGCGGCACCGACACGGGCGAAGAGTTGGTCGGCTTCGATGTGCAGGTCGGTGGTGTCGAGCTCGGCGCGCACGGCCTTGTCGACCAGCTCGTCGACCTGGTCCCGGTTGGCGAGGAGGTGGTGGACGGCGTCGAGGAACGCTGTTGTGATCTGCTCGTCACTGACGTGCGGCGTGGCGCATGGGATGCGGCCTGCGTATTTGTGGTTGCACCGCCAGATGCGTTTCTCGTATTTCGAGCCTGCATGCCAGGTTTTCGACCCGTACCAGGCGCCGCATTGCCCGCACCTGATCTTGCCCGAGAACGTCCGCTGCCGGGATGTGGAGCGCCTGCCCGTGGCGGGGGCAGTCAGTTCTGCTTGGACGAAGTCCCACACGGCTGGGGCGATGATCGGCTCATGGTTGCCGGTGACGTAGTACTGGGGTACTTCGCCTTCGTTCTTGACCAGCTTCTTGGTGAGGAAGTCGGCGATGTAGGACTTCTGCAGCAGCGCGTCACCTTTGTATTTCTCGTTGGTGAGGATGCTGCGCACCTGGCGGGCTGACCAGTTCGGGTTCCCGGACGCGGTCTTGTGTCCCTCTGCTTGGAGTTGTTTGGCGATTCCCGTGAGGGAGCCGCCGTCGAGGTAGAGGGTGTAGATGTAGCGCACGAGCTTGGCTTGTTCCTCGTTGATGACGAGGTTGCCGTCCTCACCCCGGTCGTAGCCGAGGAACCGGCTGAATGGAACGGTCACTTTCCCATCCGCGAACCGTTTCCGGTGCCCCCACGTGACGTTCTCGGAAATGGAACGGGCTTCCTCCTGCGCGAGCGAGCTCATGATCGTAATCAGCAACTCGCCTTTGGCGTCGAATGTCCAGATGTTCTCCTTTTCGAAGTACACCTCCACTCCGGCGTCCTTCAACTGGCGCACGGTGGTGAGCGAGTCGACGGTATTGCGGGCGAACCGAGAGACGGACTTGGTGATGATGAGGTCGATCTTGCCCGCGAGTGCGTCGGCGATCATGGTTTGGAATCCGACGCGGCGTTTGGTGGAGGTGCCGGTGATGCCTTCGTCGGTGTAGATCCCGGCGAGCTTCCAGCCAGCGTGTTCGGTGATGTAGCGGGTGTAGTAATCGACTTGCGCCGCATAGGAGGTGACCTGGTCTTCGTGGTCGGTGGACACGCGAGCGTAGCCTGCGACGCGTTTGATCGCTGGTGCGTTCAGGCTGGCTCCGCTGTAGAGCTTGCGGGTTGCTGGGATCGTGGTGATCGTTCGTACCACGTCTTATTCTCCTACCTTGGTTGTGCGCTTGGAGCCTTTCATCGCAGCTGTGGTTGAGGTGCGATAGTCGGGATTGGCCCAGTGGTCGAGCATTTTCCGTCGTTTGCGCTCAGCCACGGAAGGATCAGCAGCGATGGCTTGCTGGGCTTTGCGTGAGCGTTCCCGGCGGCCTTCTTCTCCCAGCTGGGCGTTGACCCGTTTCGCGATCTCGGATTGTCGTGCGCGACGCTCGGGCGTCCATGCAGCCTTCGCCCTGTTTGACCGTGAGGTTTTCTTTTCGGCGGGTTCTGCTTGCCTGGTTTTGGAGCGCTGCTTACTGATGGTGGCGCGCTCTTCATCGGTGAGGTTTGCCCAGTATGCGCGTAGTTTTTGGCTGTGGCGTTCTCTGTAGCCGGGAGTGTTCCAGTGGTCTTTGCGATACGACGGGTAATGCAGCGTGTGCGTGGAGGTGGTGCCGTTTTTCAAGACCACGATTGCGGTGTCCGAATCGGGAACATCGATGCGCTGGACCAGCTTGGCGAACACGTCCTCGTTGAAGGCTTCGAGGTTGAGGGCTTCGCAGACGACTTGTTCGAGTGAGGGTTGCGGGATGCGTTTAGAGGCGCATCCGTGCCCTTTTTCTCGGTTCGTCGCGCACACCCATTTACGTCGGCGCGACCCGTCATAGGCAACATTGACCGAGGAACGGTAGTACTTCTCGCATGCTAGGCAGTACACCATGTGGGTGAAAGTAGTCGTGGGGATCGCTTTATTTGCTCGTGCGCCGAGGGAGCGTCTGCGGGTGCGTTCTTCCTGGACGGCTTGGAAGGTCTCGTGGTCGATGATCGCTGGGATGGCATTTTCGACCCGGTACATGTCGGCTTCACCGGTGTTGGGTTTGGAGTGTTCTCCCAGTCGTCCTTTGACCCATCTGCCCAAGGTGAGGGTTCCGGTGTAGGTTTCCATGCGCAGCCACGAACGCAATGTTTCAGGCCTGATGGGCTCACCGGCGCGCGAGCGCACACCGTCAGCCTCGAGTTGAGCGGCGGTTTGTTCGCAGGAAATGTTGGCTAGGTAGTTGCGGTAGACCAGACGCACCACCTCGGCCTCGGCCTCGACGATCTCCACATCGGTGGCGTCGGCGGAGTCTGTGTAGCCGTAGAGGTGGAAGCCGTTGGCTTTGCCTTGCTCGAAGCCTTTGCGCACCCGCCATTTCACGTTCTGGCTGATCTGCTCGGATTCGGCTTGCGCGAAGGAGGCGAGCAGGGTGAGCACGAGTTCCCCGTCGGCGGAGAACGTGGAGATGTTCTCCTTTTCGAACCTGACTTCCACGCCGAGGGTTTTCAACTCGCGGATGGTTTCCAGCAGGTCGACGGTGTTGCGGGCGAACCGAGAGATTGACTTTGTGAGGATCAGGTCGATCTCTCCGGTGCGGGCACGGTCGAGCATGGCCTGGAATTGGGGTCGGTTGGTGGTGGTGCCCGAGATGCCGGAGTCGGCGAACACGCCGGCATACTCCCAGCCGGGTGTCGATTGGATCAGTTCGGAGTAGTGGGAGATCTGTGCCGACAGTGATTTCGGGGTCCGGTCGGTTTCCATCGAAATCCGGGCATACGCCGCGACCTTTCGTGTCCCCGCTCTCTGGGGTGGCGGGCTGATCCGCTCCATCATCACCATGGACTGCTTTTCCTTGTCTGACTAGGGATTTTGTATCCTTTGCACGTCTATACATCACTCTGATCGGCCGCGAAGTCAACCAAGGTTTGTGCCTTCAACGCCCCGATTTCCGCACCCGCATCAGCAGCGATCCTGGTCGCGACACTGGCCGCCTGCGCTGGCGTGAGGACACCGGATCGTGTGAGGTTGTCGAGTCGGGCGAGCGCGAGTGCCGTTGTCGTTTCGGCACGAAGTTGGGTAGGTGTCATCGGCGGCCACCTCGGGTGCCGAACCGGTGGCGGATGTAGCAAGCGTGAGAGCAGTACACGCGTGTCTTGTTGCCGTAGGCGGCGAATCCCTGCCCGCACTCGGGGCAGGTGAACTCATAGAACGCGCTCCGTTGCCCTGCTTCGGGGTGAGCGTGCCACCACGAACGCCGACACGCCTCACAGCAGAACTTCGCCGGACGGGCAGACGCAATCGGTGCCCCGCACGACAGGCACCACACCCCGACTGGATCAACGACCTGCGGAACAGACGTGTCGGGGGTAATTCCGGCACGGCGACACCACGTCTTGACCGTGTTGGGGTTTATACCGATGTGAGTGGCGATGTTCGCGTAAGTCACCCCGGCTCGGCGCATCATCGTGATCCGTTCCTGCTGGGTTGATGTCACTGCAGTCATTGGCTGGCTCCTTTCCATCCGAACCACCCAGGCGGGCGGCTTCATCTGTCAGGCACCAGCGGCCGTGAAGCCGGACGGGCCGCGAACACCTGCTCACCCATACGCCCCCGACACCCGCCGAATCCGGACGGGTGAGAGCAACCTCCCCAGAGACGACGAAAAGCCCCGCCACCGCCCATGACGGGTAGCAGCGGGGCTAAGTTTCGCCGGAGTGGCGCGGGTGTTTTAGTAGCCGAGCTTGACGTTCACTCGCGCTTGCACCGCACCGTAAAGGTTGCCGAGGCGGCGCTTACGTTCCTCACCATTGCCGTACTCGCCACGGATCACGGCGTCAGCGAGGGCGTCGATGTTGGGCCCTGCTGGCTTCGTGGCAGGTGCGTTGCCTAAGAGCTTCTCGTTGACTCGCTGTTGGACGGCGGCGTAGTTGGCTCCGAGACGACGCTTGCGCTCATCACCGTTGCCGTACTCGCCGCGAATGACGGCATCAGCCAAGGCATCGATGTTCGGCGCTGCAGGAGCAGGTGCTGGTGCTGGTGCTGGGGTGTTGCCAGTCATCTGGTCATACCAAGACTGGGCGCGAGCCATGTAGGCGGTGTGCTGGGAGCCAGCAAGAGATGCCGGGCAAGCAGTCGCAGAAAAGTCCTTGTGCCCGAACACATTCTTCCCCCACTGGGGTCGGCCAAGACCGTAGAACTTACAGACAGCGGCTACGAGGTGTGCACCGTTATCCAGGCAGGCTTCGGATACCGCCCACGGGTTCGAGGACACGTCGGCGTGCTCGATGCCGATACTGGTGGTGTTGACGGCAAAGTTGCCCGCATGCCAGGCGGTATCCCGGTCCCACACCAACTGGCCGATTGTGCCGTCGGTTTGGACTTGGTAGTGGGCGGAAGCTGGACGTGTTTGCCACACGTCGTAGCAGCCCCTGATGGTGAGGTTGCCTGCGTTGTGGTGGATGATGACCTTATCGATCCGCCTGCCGTTGCGGCCGGGTGTGTAGTGTGTGTTCATGATGAGGTCGATGTCAGCCTCAAGCGTGTTCCAATTCTTCATCAGTGAATCTCCTTTTCAGTGGTTGGTGGTTCGGTCAGTGAGGGTCTGGTTTCGGCGCGGTTGGCGATCGCATCGAGCGCGCCGCGCATTTGGGATGGGACGGGTAGGCCGAGGCGGGTGGCGTTTTCGACCAGTGAGATGCCTTCGTTGGATAGGTAGAAGAAGATGACCGCCGCACGTAGCACGCCGGGTGCACCGAGGATGTGGACGTCGATGAGGTGGGCCAGGCCGACGAGGGTGAAGATGAGGATCTTTCGGCTGATACCCCTAAAACCAACCGATGAGCTGAGGCGGCGTTCGTTGATGGCGGCGAGCACCCCGGTGATGTAGTCGGCGATCGCGAAAACGATCAGCGCATAGACGAGGCCGTCGAGGCCTCCAAGATAGGCGGCGAGCCAAGCACCGATACCGGCGATGCCGGTTTGGATGGCGTGCCAGATGGCGTGTAGAGACATGGGTGTTCCTTTCGTGGGCATAAAAATTGCCCACACCCATCTGGGGTGAAGGCATCAAAAGTATGCTGCGGCGCAGCGGGTTACATGGTTGGGTCGGTGAGCACCTCCAAGATTGGCAGGCTCAAGTCGAATGAGGCCGCCTGCGGCACGGGTAGCGTGATTTCCTCGACCTGTCTGGCTGGTGGCGTGGGCGTGGCATCGGATTCGACCGGGACGATCGGTAGCTGTACTTCTTCGCTAGGTGTTGACTCATCGGCCGTGACTTCGGCCAGTTCTGTGTTTTCGTATTCGGTGGTCATTGGCCACCCTTGGTGATGGCGTCGTAGAGGACGTCGTAGGCTTCCGCCGACGCGCCAGACAGCTCACCCTCATAGCCGTCAAGAAGTGCTTTCACGTCCTTGTCGTGGCCGTCGTAGGTGGGCCCGGAGACTTCCGCAACAGATGCCAGTAGTGATTGGCGTGCGTCGAGGAATTCACTGGCTTTGTCGGGATCGGCGAGGACGAAGGTGCCGTCGTCTGCGAACACTGGGCGACCCTGATCGTCGAGTGTTGCGAATTGGGTGACGAGGTCGTATTCGTCTTCCCCGAACCGGGCAATCGCTTCCTTCACTAGCGTGAGGAGTTTGGAGCGCGCCCTGGATTGAGTGGCTTTGAGCGGCATATTGGTGAGTAGGTCTGCGATGGGTTGCAAATACTGGTTGGCGAGCATGATCTTCATCAGTGTTTCCTTTTACTTATGCGAGGTTGGTGGACATGGCCGACAGGCCTGTGTTGGAGAAGTACCGCCAGGTGATGTTCGAGCCGGTTCCGGAGATGGATGTGATCCAGCCTTGATTGAGCAGGCTGAGGATTGCGTTCATTCGCGACATTAAATCTTTGGTGCGGTCGAATAGGCGGGTCATATTGTAATACGACCCGTTGGTGACGACCATCAGGTCATAGGTGTGGAAGACGATCTTCGACAGCCCGCTTTGTCCCACCCAGCCCGAATAGGTTCCCTTGCCCGTCAGCGTGCAGTCCTGCAAGGTTACATATCGTGAGCCCGTCGTGTAGAACTTGTAACCGCCGGTTCGCAGATCGGAGCCGAGGTGGATACCTGCTTTGCCGTAGAACAAGCCTTTCGGATCCAACGTCAGGCAGGTGTAGTAGGTGCCGCCGTCTGCCTTCTGGTAGGTCCAGGCAACGTAGTCGCCTTTGTAGGCAAGCTGGTTCACGATGCCTTGCACATTCGGCTTATCTTTATGAGCCCGCCGCGCGAACTCACCGATATACCGGGTTCCGTACCAAAACTGCATACCAGCGCTCGTAATCTTGCCTTCCAGGGTGGTCCCGTCATACCAGGCAATCTGCGTAGGCGTGATGCGGATAGATTGCGTCCAACCTGCGAGCCCTACTTGGATGGCGTTAGTGGCGAGCTTGTCGGCCGTAATCGAGCGCGCCCCAATCCGAGCCGCCGACAACGTCCCGGTGGTGATCTTCCCAGCATCCAGCGAGGCGATCTTCGCCGACGTGACCGCCGCGTCCTTGATCATCGCAGTCGTGATGAACCCGTTGGCGATCGTCAACTTGTCGGACGTGATCGATCCCGCTGCAATCCGCCCAGCAGCCAAATAGCCCGAGGTGATCTTCGAGGCCGATAGATTCCCGATTTTCGCATCAGTGATCGCAGCATTCGCAATCATCGCATTGGTGATAAACCCATCTTTGATCGTCAGCTTGTCCGAGGTGATGGATCCGGCCTGGATGCGCCCGGCAGCCAGATAGCCCGAGGTGATCTTGCTCGCTGACAGGTTGGCGATTTTCGCGTCGGTGATCGCGGCATCTGCGATGTGTGCGGTGCCGATGGCGGCATCTGCGATGTGTGCTTGGCTGATCGCTTTCGGCCCGATCATCGCAGCCCCAACTGGTGTCTGTTCCCATTGGTTGTTGGTGAGGATGTATTGGCGGGCGATCACGCCGTCTACGCGTATTTGCCATAGCGCGCCCTCCGGTCGGCCAGCCGCGTCCGCTACGCTCGGGTCAACAACGGCAACCGTGAGCCGCCCATCTGAGGTCACCGCAACGTCGTGGGCATCCTGCGCCAACTGGGTAGCACCAGCGGCTGCGGTCTTGGTCTGGTCAATCTCGACCTGTGCGGTGGCGAGACGTTCATGCACCTGGTCGGCGGCGGTTTGTGCGTCGTGTGCGGCGGCGAGGGCGTGGTCGACCTCTGCGCGGGCGGCGTCGAGTTCCGCGCTGATCTGTGCATGGTTCAGGTCAGTAGCGAGGGCGACCCAGCCGGGCTGCCCGGTGTCGGTGAGCCGGTAGATCCAGATTTCGGTGGTTTCGCCGTTGCTTTTGAACCATGTGTCACCCAGCTGCGCGGTGGCGGGTTGGGTGGTGTCGTAGTGGTTGGTGTTCTTCCCATCCGCACTAGCCAACGCGAACCCGGCCGCATCCGACGCAGCCACCGCCGTATTGATGGCGGTCTTGACCTGCCGGGTGACGGACGTGAACTTCCGAGCTACGGTTCCAAGTTCGACCGAGATGTATTGACCTGAGAGTGGGTTGTATTCGTATGCCACGACCCGCGCCGTGAGCGCAACACCAAGATCAGCGTGGCGGACGGTCACGGTATCGCCAATCTCCACGGTCTCTAGCCGTGCAAGGTCGGCGTATTCACGGGTTTGTGAAAGGTCAGTGAAGCGGATCTTGTACGAAGCGGACGGCTCATCCACATGTCTCGCGCTGAATTCTGCCGCCGCTAGACGGCGCAACTGCGCGTGGGCTTGATCGAGCGGAAGTTCCCCTTCACGTGGGTTGTCTTTATCAGTGATGGCTTTGACTTGTCCGTAGCGGATGACGCGGATACGCGGCACCACATAATCACCCAACTTCGGCGAATCCACATAGAGCTCAGGCAAGAGTAGACCGTCGTAGCCGACCGGCAAAATCCGCGTCACCACCGTCGAAAAATCAATAGATGATTCGAAGCCAGTGAGGTTCTTCCGGTCACGAATGACCACCCCATGGTTGGCTCCGCGCATGGGCGCGTGATGGATATGGAAATTATCGCGGGCCAGTTCCCCGCCCCAACGCGAAGCGAATGAATTATCCTCACCCGCATCCATGAGAGCGGTGGCGATGGGCATGCGCACCACCCGAGTGCTCGCCCGAGTCGTGGTGTCGGAGCTGGTGGCGGTGAACCTGTGGGGCGTGTTCGCAGCACCCAGCAGCTGGTCGAGTGCAGCCTTGGCGGTTTTGTTGACCACGTAGGTGTCGGCGATGAGGTTCGCCGCCAAATCATAGAACACGTGAAACGCCGTTACTTCGAACATGCCGTCAAGCGTGGTGACAACCTCGCTAATACGGAACCCCTGACGTTGCTCCAGTCCTGGCACGGGCGCTGCCACAATGTTTTCCACTACGAGGTGCGTGGCTGAAGGTCCATCTGCCGGATAGGCGAAGGTCAGGGAGAATTCGCCACCTAGTTCCTCAACCACGATCGGGTTGATGATCTCCCGATCCAAGACTCCTAGCCCGGTGGCGGTGAATGTCGTGGCGGTGCGGTCGTGAACCGTAATCATGAGAGGCCTTCCAAACAAAAATAGCGGCCACCCCACGAAGGGATGAACATCAGAACTTGCGTGAGTTGGGTGTTAGGGGTTGCGCCAATTCGGCACAATGAGCACTTGTGAGATGCCAGTACCGAGGGTGATCCGATTGACCCCAGGCTTGAAGGTTGGGAAGGTTTCGGTGAGCGCATCCGCCTGCACGCGACCAGATACGTGTGCGACGAGACGCGCGCTGTCGAGCGTGACGGAACCTACTGGCGAATTCACCTGATGTACCGTTTTGTTCACCGTCAACGAGAGCATGCCCATGCCTGTAACAGTGATGATCGGATCCGCATCGAGTAGGCCGGGGTTAGTGATCGTCCCCGACTCCGACATCGTTACCGGCTTCAAGCCCTCAGACAAATAGCTGAAGGGCTGGCAGGTCAGGCGCGCGGTGAAGAACCCCCACCCCGACAACTCACGCCGTAGTTCGCTCACTTCGCAGTGTTTGACCTTGCGGTAAACACCAGGCTCGGCAGTCAACGCGATCGTCGAAGCGCCCGTCAGCTCGTGAGCGGCTTTTCGATACTGGTGGAGCCCGTCACGGATAGGAACGGCGAGTTCAAGCTCGATCTCGGTGTCCTCCCAGCCCGTGAAGCGCGTGAGGGTGCCTGCTCTGCCTTCGACCTCAATATCATCCACCGTCCTGGTAGCTGCTGGAATCGCCACCGATGCCGTGAGTCGCAGACCAAGCGATACGGAAGTCACCGCGCTGTTGAGGGTGAAACCAAACATTAGTAGCCTCCTGCCATCACGGTCTGCCGCCGATCAAGGCGCGCGAGTTGTTTGTCGAGAGCGGGTGCGAGTTTGCCCACCAGTGTCCCATCCGAGAGCGTTACGCTAATGTCCAGCGAGGACAAGATGCGCTTTGCAGTCGCATCCACGATGTTCGCGACATCCACACGCTCGTCAGAGACATCGGTGCTTCGCTGAGATACAGTCACGGGTTGTGGGGTGAGATCAACGGCAGGTACCTGCAGGTCTGCCATCGTCTCGATTGGTACATGAAGCCCGTCTTCAAGGTCGCTGAAGGCGTCCATCGTGTCTCGCGCGAGCCCGGAAGCTGCGGTGACGGCTTTGTTGCCGTCCGTGCGGATGGAGCCTGCGAGGCCTTCAACGAGCATTCGGCCTGCCCAGGCCATCTTGCGTGACGGGCTGTGGATGCCGAAGAAGCCGGTGATCGAGTCCCAAATCCCGCTTGCCCAGTTCGAGACCCGATTCCACAACCAGCCCGCCAAGCCTTGGATGCCATTCCACAGGCCGTAGACGAGGTTCTTACCCGCCTCCACCATCTGCCACACGCCCTGCCCAACAGCAGACACAATCCCAGAAATAATCGATGGGATTGCGGCGACGATCGTGGAAATGATCTGCGGCAGGTTTCGCACCAACGCGGTGAGGAGTTGGATGCCTGCTTGGACGAGTTGCGGGATAGCCCCACCAATCGACGACACAATACTGGCGATAATCTGCGGCAATGCTGCCACGATCGTCGTGATGATTTGCGGCAAGGCACCAATCAACGCCGTCAGTAGCTGGATCCCTGCTTGGATGAGTTGTGGGATTGCGCCGACCATGCCGCCCACGATCGCGGTAATAATCTGGGGCAAAGCCGCAACAATCGCTGTGATGATCTGCGGCAACGCACCGATCAGAGCCGTCAAGAGTTGGATTCCTGCTTCGATGAGTTGCGGGATCGCCCCCACAAGGAATGTCACGATGCCGGTGATGATTTGTGGCAGGGCTTCGATGATCACGGGGATGGCTGCGATCAAGCCTTCGGTAAGTCCGGTGATGAGCTGCAACGCCGCATCAAGAAGCAATGGCAGGTTATCGACCAGCCCCTGCACCAAAGCCATGAGCATCTCCACCGCAGCCGGAACCAGTTCCGGTAGTGCTTCGCCAATCCCAGAGACGAGGGTGGCGATGATTTGAATCGCCGCCTCAAGAAGCGATGGCAGGGCTTCGATGATCGCCTCGACCAGCGAGATAATCAGCGTCACCGCCGTCTCAGCTACTTGCGGCAACACCTTGATAACACCTTCTAGCAGTGCGGTGAGAATGGACATGCCGGTCTCGACCACCATCGGCAACTGCTCAGCAATAAACCCGAGAGCTTCCTGTAACACGGTGCCGAGGGTGTCGATCAAGGCGGGTGTGCCTCCTTCTTCGAACGCTGCCGTGAGTTCGTCGATCCACCCGTTGACCATCGGCAACACCGAACCCGCCAACGCCTCAGAGACTCCGCCCGCGAGGAGGCCTTTGAGGTTTTCGATCCCGTCCTGCATCGTCGCCAACTGGCCGCTAAAGGTCTTGGACTGGGCATCCATGGCTCCGTAGAAACGCCCGCCCTCGCTAGTGGCAGAAGCAAAGGCGTCAGCGACCATATCAGCCGAGATAGCTCCCTTGGCCATATCCTCTTTCAGCTCACCAATGCTTTTGCCGGTCTTGCGGCTGATCTCTTCGAGCGGGTTGAAACCGGCGTTGATCATCTGCAGCAAGTCCTGACCAGTCAACTTGCCGGTCGAAGACATTTGGGCGAAGGCAAGGGTCAGCGATTCCATCTTCACCGCATCGCCTTGGGAGATGTCGCCGATTTCGTTCAGGTGCTTTTTCGCATCCTCAAGGCTCATTCCGAAGCTCAGGAGGGTTTGCATGTTGCCCGCGAGGTCCTCCATACCAAACGGAGTCTTCGCCGCCTGGGCCTTCAAATCATTCACAAGCTTCTGAGCTTTGGCTTGATCGCCAAGCATCGTCGTAAACGACGTGGAGTATTGCTCCATACGCGCGTTGTATTCCACGCCTTCTTTGAGGGCTCCGGCCATGCCGCGACCAATCGAGGCGATCGCATGCCCGATACCCTTGACCCCGGCGATGATGGCTTCGGAGGCAAGATTGGCTTTCAACACGTCGCCGAAAATGCGGGTCTTGGAGCTAGTGGTGTCCATCTCGTCACCGAGATCATCCACCGCGTCCTCAAGACGTCCTGCGTCCTTCGCCGCGCCCTTGGCATCGTCGCCCGCACCGTCAGCCTCGTCCCCGAAATCGGACAGGGCGTCGTTGTTGGCTTTCAGCTCGCCTTCAAGCCGGTTGAGCTGCGCGCCTGCGTTGTTGAGTTGGATCTGCCAATTCTTCGTCCGACTATCGTTCTCCCCAAAGGAGGAAGCGCTGTTTTCGAGTGCGGCGCGCAGGGTCTCAATCTTGGCTTTCTGAGCCTCGATCTCCTTGCCCAGCACCTGGTTGCGGGCCGTGAGTGCTTCGGCGGACTTGTCGTTCTTATCAAACGAGGACGCCACAAGCTTCATCTCACTGCCGAGCACACGCATCTCACGGTTAATATCCGTAATCGCACGCTTAAACTCACGCTCACCCTCAAGCCCAATCTTCAAACCAAAACTGGAGTCAGCCATCTGCTTTCTCTCCTAATAACTGCTAGTTTCACGGGCGGTCGAGGTTGGTAAAATGAGATATGGAAAATAAAAATTCAGTAACTACAAATCTCGAATTGGCGACTTTGTTCGTGTTCCTTCCTGCGCATCCTGATCTAGCTGTGGAGTATGAGTCAGAGGACGGGCAAGAAGACCGGTGGTGGAAATCCCAGCGAGAACACATGATTTCGTGGTTCTTCTCTCGGACGTGCCGTGGTGGAATTCCTGGCTACGAAGTCAAGACACCCTGGCTCGATGCAAAGACGACCTACAATAAACTCGGCAACCCGGCAGCTCTTATTTGGCTTGCTGCTGCTCTCGAAATTGACTCCCAGATCATTCGTCGAGCAATGAGCGAGAGTCTGTCATCTAAGAATCGCGGGGAAAGCCCGCGCACAAGATGCCGCATTATTCGAAAGATCATTCCGTGGGAAACAATCGACGGGCGGGCTCGGGAGCTTATCCACCTGCATAAGATCGACATTCATCCTGGGATTTGTCGAGATTAGCTTTCCTAAATCCCTGGCGGGATGACGTCGTCGATGAACCATTGACGCAACGGCTCGGCGCGCCCGGTTTCGAGTCGCCAGCAGTCCACGAGGTCGAGGAGTTCTCCGAAGACGGTCAGACCCACCTCCACGCGTGATAGGTGAAGGTGGGCCATTCCGATATACGTTAGCCGCGTGAACACAGCCTGATCGTTGTCGACTATCCGTCCGCCGCTGATGCTTTTGGGGCTGGCTCGGCAAGGATGTCTCGGCGTGTGCCGCGCTGGAGAGCTTCGGCGATCGCGCCACGATAGTCCGCCAGATCAGCAGGCACGGTAAGGAGTTCGACCTCGTCCTCGCTCAGTTCTGGGCGCTTGTCGTCTGGGTGGCGGTGGTTGTGGATTTGGACTGATTGGTTGGCCAGCAGCGTGATCAGCCAAATCACCTCACCGAGTGTCTTGCCCAAATCATCAGACGTTTCGAGGGCGTTGCCCAGGTGTTCGAGTCCGCCATAGCGCTCGGCGATCAGGCGGGTGGCTTTCGTGGTGAGCACGAGCTCGTAGTCCTCCCCGCCAATGGTGACAGTGGCGGAGCGTCCTGGTTCCACAACAGATTCAGTTTTCTTCTTGCTGGTCATCGCTTGGTACTCCTTGCTCGTTAGCTGGTGGCGGGTTCGTAGACTTGCGCATACCAGTTCGTGATCGTCTCAGGCTTGACCCCGGTGCCGCCCTCTAGCACTTCGGCCTTCCACGGATGACGCCCCTTACTATCGGGTTTGTTACGGCGCAAAATCGTGCCCTCAATGCTCGGGGTGGAGAACATGATCGAGTCGGCTTTGGTGGCCAGCGTTTCTGTTGGGAGGGCAAACTTGACCCGGTAGAGCCAAAAATACTGATACTTCCCCGTGGAGCGTGCTGCGCGGAAACCAATCGCCACCGGGCTGCCGCCGTCTTCTGAGGCGGAGATGAGGACGCCGTTCGCGTCCACGGTCGCCCCAGTGAGGGCTGCGGCTGCTTCACCACCCAGATCATCGATGCCGAGGGTGAGGGTTCCGGATTTGAATTCCTTGACGATCTCACTCGGCCCGTCATCGGCATACAGGATCGCTTCAGCAACCTCAACACTCAGTTCTGCGGAGATCGCTTTCGCGAGGGGTTTGGGTTTGGCGTAGGTCTCCTCACCCGTATCGGGGTTTTCGGTGATGGTGGCGTAGTAGAGCTTGTCCAAACCAATCGTGGCCATGAGTGTGTTCCTTTCTTATGGGTGAAACCCTGACCGGTAGGATCAGGAGCAAGTGGTTTTGTGTAGATACGAATGACGAGGATGTCCATGGCTAGCGATAACACGCCGACGATCGATCAGTTCCGGCCGGTTGTGTTACGGGTTCTCGCTGACGGCCAGGAACGGGCAGTGCGCGATGTGTGCGAACTGGTGGCCGCCCGCATGGAGCTGCCAGCAGATGTACGCGCGGAGAGGATCGCTTCCGGTCAGCACCGGTACGTCAACCGAATCAACTGGGCGTGTTCTGGACTTACCCAAGCTGGTCTGTTGGAGCGTCCGAAGCGCGGCCACTACCGCATTACAGACAACGGGCGCACCGTCGATGCTCGGTCTTTGGCGGAGTATTCCGAGAAGGACATGCTCGAGTGGCCTGTGTGGCAGGCCTACCAGGAAGAAATCGCCGCCCGCAAGCGCGAGGTTCCGGATACCTTGGAGTCAACTGCCAAGGAGGAGGCGAACCCGGTCGAGGTGATGGCTGCTGCCGAGCAAACCTTCAACGCGCAGACCGAGACCGCGCTGCGCAAACGCCTGCAGGAAGCCTCGCCCGAGTTCTTTGAGAAGGCCGTGATCGACGTGTTGTGGGCGATGGGCTACGGCGGCACCCACGGTGAGAAACAGCATGTCGGGCGCTCCGGTGACGGAGGTATCGACGGTGTGATCCGCCAGGACGCTCTCGGGCTGACGAACATCTACATTCAGGCCAAGCGTTACGCCGACACGAACAAAGTCGGTGATCCAGAGATTCGCAACTTCATCGGATCCCTGGATTCACGCGGTGCGAACCTGGGCGTGTTCATCACGACATCCAGCTTCCAGCCCGCTGCCGAGCGCACCGCAGCTGGATATCGCCACGGCAGGATCATCCTCATCGACGGCATCAAACTCACCAGCCTGATGCTCGCTTACGGGGTTGCCGTCCATAAGGCCCGCGAGTTCACCCTCTACGAGATCGACGACGACTTCTTCGACGACGAAACCGCCTAACCCCACGAGTTCGCTGCCGCCACATCGAGCGCGTAATGGTGAAATCCGGTATCAGCTTCAAAGCCGACATAGGTACGACCAGTAATCGTTAATCCGGCGTCGAGCAGTGCGCGAGTAATGCGGTTACGCAGGTCGAGATAGTTTCCTTTGGTGAAGAGTGCGAGGCGGACTTCCTCAACCTCGATACTGGGTTGATTGTCTGCGAACACGTCGAACATGTCTGTCAGCGGGGTTGCCACGAGATACGTCTGCGGCGCTGGCGTGGCCGTATACAGGCCGACTTCGAACGGCAGCCCGAGCTTGTCAGCGATGTTCGTTAGTTGTTCCAATAATGCGGTCATGGCCCCACCTGCTCAATCCGCGCGATCAGCGCCGTTTTCATGGCGTCGATCGCACCACGCCGTGTTTGCGAACGTGTAGGCGCCAGGAACGGACGTGCGGACTGGTTGGATCGGCCGTGTTCGAGGACGCTGGCGATCAACGCATTCGCTCTGCCGTCACGGCGATTTTCAGCGAAGCCGACTTTAATGTTGTGATCGCCTCGGCTGTTTACTTTCACCGAGCTTGTACCAAGCGCTGCGAGTAGTTGCCCGGTTGAACGCGAGGGCTGCTTGGTGGCCCGTCCGATCGCACCGGTGAGGTTGGCTCGCATACGCGGTTCAACCACCGCAGCCCCAGCTTGCAGAACCTCATCAGCAGATGTTTCGAGCACACGGCTGGCAGCGTCGAGGGAATCAATGAACGCGTTCGGCAGGCGAATCTGCACTCTAGCCATCAGTTGCTCCCTTCGGGCGTGGTCTGGTGGGCGAGAATCTCCACGTAACGGCCGATCACTTCGACTGCGTCGATCACATACCTGCCATCCGGTCCGCTGATCTGCATATCCGTAGTTACGGATAGTCCGGGGACGGTGCGGATGCGGAAGAGGACGTCAGCTTTCGTATATGCGGCTCGATTCACCCACGCAGCCGATGCATGCCGAACCTCGATCTGCGCCCGCACCGTTGCTCGCACTTCATCGCGTGTGGTAGTGAACCCCGCCTTATCACGCACAACCATTGGCTGGATGAGGTCGATGGTGGTGCGCATGGATCCAAGAGAAGCCATTGGTCTACACCTTCCAATCCCGATCCAGACGCAGCAGGTTGTTGACCGCGTTCCATACCGCCCGCGCCGCATCGGGTTTATCGGCCCAGAATCCTGCCGTGGAACCATCACGAGACTCGTAGAAATGCGAGGCGAGCATGACAATTCCTTGCCGCGTTGCCCCAGACATGTCGCGTGTCTCGTAGTGGTTTTCGGGCAGGTGCTGGAAAGCGCAGGCGTAGGAGATGGCCGCATTGATCAGCGCAGCAATCAGTCTGTCGTCGTCATCGAAGGTGATGAGTAGATTCGCCTTCACTTGATCGATGAGTTCGTTCGTGCCCATGTGCGGCCACCCCCTATCCGTGTGTAGAACCGCTGGTTATGCTCCTGCCTTTTGGGTGAGCAGCTTGACTGCTTCGGGTAGGACGAGCTTGCCGTCCAGTCGCTGAGATGCGAGGAATCCGACCTGTCCGGTGGTTGCGAACAGTTCGTTGAGCCGCTTGAACGAGCGGCCTTGTCGGTCGGCGATCCAGTAGTACGACAAGTCACCGAAAGCAACCGTCGACGCACCAGCCTTGATTTCAGGCACAAACGTGGACGTGTGGACGGGGTGGCCAAGGACAAGGTCTGGGGTTCCTGCGGTCAGGGCTGGCTGCCACAGATACTGGCCGTTACCATCCTTGAGCTTCCGGATGGTTTTCACGGTCGAGTCGTTCATCAGCCACACTGCGTTCTTCCGATACGGGCCGCGCAGGCTATAGTGCAGGTCGATGAGTTCATCAGCCGTAATATCGGTCGCCTTACCCGTAGTCACTGCCTTCTCACCACCGCTAGTGGCGTTGAAGATGCCGGTGGGCTTGTTCTTACCGTCTCCGGTGAGGAAGGCTTCTTCTTCGGCAGCGCCGATACGGCGAGCAAACTCCGCCGCGAGGTACTGCTCGACATTAAACGCGGAATCGTTCAAGAGTTCCTCTGAAATTTTGAGGAAGGTGCCGAGCTTAAATGCCGACAGCGTCACTTGGGTGAAGGATTCGTCCGACTCGGTGTACGGCTTGCCTTCATCGAGCCACCCGGCAGTGCCATGCGTGGAGACGACCGGGATTTTCCGATCCCCGCTGGTGGTTTGAATGACCTTCGCTAGGGAGCGCATGATGTTCTGGTCTTCAAGTGATGAGATCAGTGTGCGTTCAAACTCATCCGGCACCAAGTATCCGCCTTCAGTATCGACGCCTTCGGAGAGTGCGTTGCGTACTTCCATCGGAGAAGCGTTGAGCCGCATCGCGTCCCAGAAGGCTCGTTTGTAGGAGGCTGAAGCGCGTGGGGTCGTGGGTTTGGCTTCATCGTCAGGGTTGATGCCTGGCATTGAGGTCAGCGGTGTGTTGGTTGCCTTGGCGAGGTCGGCGTCGCGGCGCAGGGCTCGTTCGGAGCGTGCGATCTCGTTGGTGAGTCGATCGATTTCGGCTTCCATCTTCGCGTAAGCCTGATCATCTTCAGCCGACAAGCAGCCTGATGTAGCATCGCGGCGCTCATCGAGGAAGGCCTTCGCCTTCTCCCAGACGTCGGAGCGCTTGGTACGAAGGTCAGAAACAGAAAGTGAAGTAGACATGGATATTGGTCCTTTCAGTGGGGTTGATTGATCAGTTCGGCGTACAAATCACAAACCCGCCGACCAACAGGTGCAGCAGGCTGAACAGTGGGGCGTGGTGGTCGCACCGGTCTCGGCGGTGATGTGGCGGTCAAATGCGCGACGAGCTTTTGTTCGCTGGCGCGGCGGGAAAACACCACACCCAGACGCTCGTTCTTTGTGAGTGGGAACGGAGGGTGCTTCGACTCCTCGCCGTCGTCCTTGTCAGGTTCGTTGGGAGACTCGACCGGGTCATCATCGTCATCCGGCTCATCGTCGGGCTTCTCAAGCGAGACCGCAAACATTGGGTCGCGTTGGTTGATGAGGAGTTCGTCGGCGAAACCCATGTCGATCGCAGCCCTCGCGTCCATCCAGGTCTCAGCGTCCATGAGCTTGGACAGCTTCGCCCGACTCATGCCCGTCTTCTCCTGATATGCATTCAGGATCGATTCTTTAACCGAATCAAGCATGCTCATCGCACGTGCGAGTTCGTCCTTGTCACCGACCGCCATCGTCGCTGGGTTGTGAATCATCAACATCGACACCGGACTCATGGCAACCTTCGTGGCGGCCATGGCAATCACGGACGCGGCCGATGCGGCGATCCCGTCAATGTTGACGGTCACTGTGCCTGGGTAGTCGATGAGCATGTTGTAGATCTGGGCGGCAGCCACCACGTCCCCTCCGGGACTGTTGAGCCAGATCGTCACCGGCCCAGACCCAGCATTGAGCTCACTAGAGAAGATGCCTGGTGTGATGTCGTCATCGAACCAAGATTCTTCAGCGATCGTGCCGCTAATACGCAAAACCCGGACACTGTCAGCGTCCGGGTTATCGTTGTGTGGCTCGGGTGTGAGCCAGTTCCAAAAACGTCTCATATCCTCCTCCTTAAGGGAAGCTCGTTACTCGAAGGTTCCTGGACCAACGACGGCTCAGGTTCTGATTCCTGGTGGGTGGCGGCGTAAGCCCCCGCGAGACCGAGCGGGAGCATGTTCCCGTTCACCAAATAGAGGTCACCGCCAGCCTCGGGACTGATGCGGTCGAGGTTTTCTAGCTCGCGGATATCGTTGGCGCTCATCCACCCGTTCTGCCTTGCCACCGCATACCCATCCATCCGCGACTTATAGTCACCTCGCAGTAAGCCTTCGAGGTTGAACTTCACGTAGATCTGAGGTTTCTCACGCGGGTTGAGGAGGGTTTTGGTGATGGCTTGTTCGAAGCGGATCACCCACGGGTCCAGCGTGTACTTCACAAACTCCAACGACTGCTGCTCAATATTGGAAAACGAGGATTTTTCGAGGTCACCGATCATGTGCGGCGGGATACGGAAAATGCGGGCGATTTCGTTGATCTGAAACTTCCGCGTCTCCAAAAACTGTGCTTGTTCTGGGCTGACGGAGATGGGCGTGTATTTCATGCCCTCTTCCAGTACCGCGATCTTGTTGCCGTTCCGTGCGCCGCCGAACGTCGCCTGCCACGACTCCCGAACCCGAGCTGGATCCTTGATCGTGCTCGGATGCTCCAACACACCACCAGGTGCCGCGCCGTTGGCAAAGAACGATGCGCCGTAGTCTTCGGTAGCCTGCGCCAAGCCGATGGCGTTCTTGGCCATCGCAATCGGGCTGTAGCCAACCAGCCCATCGAAGCCGAGCCCTGGAATATGCAACACCTCGTGCGGGGAAAGCTGCACGGTTTCGAACCGCCCGGACGGTTCATCCCACGTACGCTCATACTCGTAATACAGCCGTCCAGCCTCATCACGTCCGACCGTCATCCTGTTTGGCATGAGCGGATACAAGCCGATGACCTCGTCGCGGCCGTTACGGATCACCTGAGCAAACGCATTACCCCAGAGCAGTAGGTGGGTCATCAGCGTTTCCCTAAAGACAAAGGATGTCATTTCAGGGTTCGGCTCATCATGCAACAACCTGTAGAGCGGATGGTCGAGCGCCTTCACCTTCGCCCCATCACTGCTCTGCCGGTAAACATGCAACGGCAAACCAGCGATTGCTTCAGCCAAAATCCGCACACACGAATACACGGCGGTCATCTGCATAGCGGACCGTTCCGTCACCGGACGACCAGACGACGTCGCCCCAAAGAAGAAGCTATAACCAGTACCGATCGCATGATCTTCGGCGGTGCGGGTGGTGTCGCCGCGCAGCCAATTCAGGAAACCCATGCGGTGTCCTTTCACATGTAGAATTGGAATATGAAAGCGCCCTCAAAACAGTCGTGGGCACTGATGAGTGTCCTGCTAGTGGCATTTTGGTTGTTGCCGCTCATCTCCATGTGGATCAGCAGGCTGAGCGATCCCAACGCCAAGTGGTTCATCGCGTTGCTCTTCCTCGCGTTTCCACTACTCACCATCGTTTTGAGCGTTATCGATGGGGCACGCCACGGGTTCGGCTGGTGGTGGCTACTGGTCCCGTTCGCAGGGTTCTTGACCACACTGTTCGTGTACTACAACGATTCAGCTCTCATCTACGGCGTCGCCTACTCGATCTTGGGACTGATCGGCACAGGCATCGGCGCGTTCATCCATGCGCGTACTCACAGCACGAGTAGGCCGCGTTCGTCATAAACACTGCCGCTGACGTGCCCGCTGCCGTTTCGGATAGCGCGGTCAAGAGCCATGATGGTGGCGACCACGCCGTCAATCTTCTCCGTGGACTTTTGCTTGTCGGGTTTGATGTTTCCTGCTGGGTCGGTGCGAACGTGAATGTTGTCTACCATCCATGACAGGACTGGGTGACCGCCATGGGCGAGCTTACCTTCGAGTGCGAGCTTCATCAGCTCCTTCGACGGCGGGCTCATATCCTTAAAGCCCTGCCCGAAGGGAACGACGGTGAAACCGAGGCCTTCGAGGTTTTGACTCATTTGCACAGCACCCCACCGGTCGAACGCAATCTCACGAATATCAAACCGTTCACCTAGCTGTTCAATGAAGGCTTCAATCGCTCCGTAATGAACGACGTTGCCCTCAGTCGTCTCTAGGTAGCCTTTTTGCTGCCACAGGTCGTAGGGCACATGGTCACGGGCTACTCGCAGTTTGAGGTTGTCTTGCGGTATCCAGAACCATGGCGCAATCACATACCGCTCGTCACCGGTTTCGGGTGGGAAGACGAGCACGAACGCGGTGATATCCGTCGTCGAGGCAAGATCGAGCCCGCCGTAACACACCCGCCCCTCCAAATCTGACAGGTCGACGGGTGCGTTGTTTTGGTTCCACACGTGCATGGGCATCCACCGCACGCTTTGTTTGACCCATTGGTTGAGGCGAAGTTGTCGGAACGTGTTCTCCTCAGCCGGATTCTGCCTGGCCGAGGTGCAGGCTTGGCGGACTTTCTCAATCGGAACCGTGATCCCCAAGCTCGGATTAGCCTTATGCCACACGTCCTCGTCGGTCCAGTCATCCTCTCTGTCAGCACCGTAGATGACCGGGTAGAACGTCGGGTCATGTTTCTTGCCTGCGAGGATGTCTTCAGCTTTCTCATGCTGCTCATAACAAATCGAATGCGTGTCGGTACCGGCCGTCGTGATGAGGAAGTACAACGGCTGCGTGCGAGCATCACCCGAACCCTTGGTCATCACGTCGAACAAGGCACGGCCCGGTTGGGTGTGGAGTTCGTCGAAGACGACACCAGAAATGTTGAACCCGTGCTTCGAATACGCCTCAGCGCTCAACACTTGATAGAAGGAGTTGGTGGGCTTGTAAATAATCCGCTTCTGCGAGGCAAGAATCTTGACACGCTTGGACAACGCTGGACTCATGCGGATCATGTCCGCCGCGACCTCAAACACAATCGAGGCTTGCTGGCGGTCTGCCGCGCACCCATACACTTCAGCGCGTTCTTCACCATCCCCGCAGGTGAGCAGGAGCGCGACCGCTGCGGCAAGCTCCGACTTGCCCATCTTCTTCGGAATCTCGACATAGGCGGTGGTGAACTGGCGGTAACCGTCCGCTTTGACGGTGCCGAACAGGTCACGGATGATCTGCTCTTGCCAATCAATGAGCTGGAACGGTTTGCCTGACCAGCGGCCCTTCGTGTGCTTGAGCGCTTGAATGAAGGCCACCGCATAGTCGGCTTTGCGCTTGTCATAGCGTGAGCCGTCAGCCATGAACCGGGTTGGCGTATAGGTTTCTAGTTGACGCATCGTGTCCCACCTCCTCTCCAGTGGCATAAGAAAAGCCCCAACAAGCGGGGCGAAAAGTTCTCAGCGCACAGCGCCCAAACCATGTAGGTACAGGCGCGTTGCGCAGGGTTTAGATCAGGGCGTCGAGCGCGGCATATTCAGCGCGACGCTGGTCGAGCTGGTGGGCGATGATGGAGGAGCGGAAGCCGTTCTTCTCCCGTCCCAGCTTGTTTTCTAGGGCGGTGATCTCGGCCTTGCGACGTTTCATCACCTCGATCGTGTCGCCGCCTTGGATTGCTTGCTTGTCGCGTTCAAAGCTGTTCATGACCTTGCTCCTTCTCTTGTTTGGTCATGTACATACAGCCATAGGCACGCCGCCATATCCAGTCATTTTCGGCTCAATATCAAGGAAAAATAGCGGTCATGGTCACTGTGTGCCAGGGAGGTATTCCCACCTGTCTTCGCCTGGGATAAGTCCGAGTGTGGAGCCGTTATCCCAATCCACGTGCACCGTTTCTACGTCATCAACACACATGACTGTTCCTTCCTTGCCTGGGGTGAGGTGGGTGTAGGGGTCGGTGGTTGTGATCAGGCGAAGGCGCTGTCCTTCAAGATCTTTTCTCATTGTTCGTCCTGCCGTGTGGGTGTGGTTTTCCACGCCACGTTCCCGTCAAGGTTTGCCAGCAGAACGCGGCGAGCGTTCTTGTAGCCCTTGCCAATCATCCCCAGCCGTAGCAGCCAACAGCGCATCGCATACTTATCGTTACCCGGTGCAGGCAGCTTCGGTGAAATGCGGGTGGCGGTCTTGGCATGCTCGATCATCAGCTGGATAAGTACGCTAGCCACCTCAATCACCTCCGCCTCGGGAAGCTGATCGAACCAAGCAAACTCAACCGTTCCTTCCACCTCGTCCATCTTCATGGGCGTGGCTGAAATATCGAGTGCCTTGGCGATGAGTGCGCCCTTTGCGGCAAGCAGGGCTTCGAGCTTCGCGCCTGTGGCCTCATCCCAGTCAGTCGTGGGGAATGCGAGCGTCAGCCCGTAGTCTTTGCTTGTGGGCGCAAAACCAGCCGTAATCGCCGCCTCGGTGAGGGCGTCAGTGTCGATGTTCTCTGGGAGGTAGAGCACCCAGTCCCGGTCCAACCGCGCCTGTCCGATCAGGTAATCGAAAGAAGGCGTACCCGCATACACGGGGTTCACGCCGAGATGGGCGGCGAGGGCTTCGGCGAGTTTCTTACGCCCTCTCTTGTTCGGGGAGAAAGGAATCCGGGTCATGCTGCCACCTCCTGATCGAACCAAGATGCGATGAAACCGAGATAGTCATCTGGGTAGTCGTTGATGCAGGTTGCGGCTAGCTCGAAGTCGTGTTCGCAGGCGTACCCGAATGCTTCAGCACGGTTCCACAGGTCGACGCCTGCTTCTAGCATTTCGGTTAGTTCAATATGTAGTTCGCTCATAACCATCCTCCAATTCGTGTTTCCCCCAGTTAGGGTTCTTGTTTGGTCATGTACATACAGCCATAGGTGCGAGCGCTTATCCAGTCCCTGCGCGAGCAAAATTTTTCAGTCTTTCAAGGACGTGGCGAGCCACGGGCAAAGCAATCGCGTTACCCCACAACTTGTACTGGGCACTATCACTGGTTGGATTCTCCAACCAAGTAGTGACTTGGCGTGCGGTTCGTGGTTTCACGCCGCGTGCCCAGTTCCAGGTAGCCCAAATACCCGTCCAATACTCGATGTCCTTGCTTGTCGGATCCTCGATAGCAAGATCGTCACACCAATCGTCAGGAAACCCCTGCAACCGGGCGCACTCGACCGGTGTCAACCGCCTGGGGCGCAGCGACGAGCTGGCGACCATGGGCGGGTCGGTGTAATCCGTGGCCAGCAGCGCACCTGCTTGGTTCTTGGTGGCACGGGCGAAATAGTCGGCTTTGGATGTGGCATAGACGGGCTCCAAGATGACCATGCCGCCCTGGTTGCAGGTCGGCTCTCCGCCTTTCAGGTCGAGGGTTTTCGACACTTCCGCTTCGTAGCCGTAGTGGCCGCCACCGCTGCGGGACTGGTGGATCGAATTCAGGCCAAACACCCTGCGTTCCTCTGGGGCGTCGAGGAGGATGGGGACGTTGGTGGGTGAGTTGCCCATCCGGGCAGTCAGCGTCTGCACCACCCCCGAGGAGTTAACGGTCAACCTCGAGTCCTGCGGATGATGATCCATCAATATCACCGAGCTGCTACGGCCTCCAAGGCTTGCTTCAGGGGTGTGGGCATGGTCTTGTTCTTGCGTGCCGCACGATTCAGAATGCCTTGGCAGGCTCGCGGGCTCAAATAGAATCTCGGGTGCGGATCGGCCTGCAAAATCTGCGACAAGATAGATACGGCGGCGTCGTTGGGCCACACCGAAATATTGTGCGTCAAGTACTCGCCATGCCAGTGAGAATCCCTCACCCATGACACATCCCGCGTACGGCCATCCACCCTCAGGGACAGGCATATCAGGCGCGCTCGGGTCGACGATGCGCGTGAGCGTGGTAAGGACAGTGGCGAAATCGGCTCCTTTGTGCGAGGAGAACGCGCCAGGGACGTTCTCCCAGATCGCGTAGCGTGGAAACACTCCATGGGTTGCTTTCCTTATCTGGTCAATAATTCGTACAGCATGAAAGAACAGGCCCGAGCGTTCACCCGCCAGACCTGCTTGTTTGCCCGCGACGGATAGGTCTTGGCAGGGAGAACCAAACGTGATCACATCCACCGCATCAACATCAGCCCCGTTGACCCCGGTCACATCACCCACATGAGTGAGCTGCGGCAGGCGGCGGGTCGTAACGAGAATCGGAAATGGTTCGATTTCACTCGCCCACACAGGACGAATACCCGCCTGAATACCTGCGAGAGGGAAACCACCCGAGCCATCAAACAAGGAACCCAACGTCAACTCACTCACGGTTCACCCCTCTTAACATCGCGCACCAAATCCAAATACGCATACTCTTTGCCGCCTCGCAGGCAGGTGATCCCTGCGGAGTCGCCGGTGTGTTCGGCATAACGGCGCAAAATCACGGAGGCGTATTTTTCGTCGAGCTCCATGCAGTAGGCGATGCGGTCGGTTGCCTCAGCTGCCATGAGCGTGGAGCCTGAGCCTGCGAAAGTGTCGAGCACGATCGCGTTGGCCTGCGTGGAGTTCCCAATCGGATACGCCAACAAATCCAGCGGCTTCGAGGTCGGATGATCAGCGTTACGACGTGGCTTGGCGAAATTCCAGATCGTGGTTTGCTTGCGATCCGCATACCACCGGTGCTTACCCGTTTTCACCCATCCGTAGACCACGGGTTCGTGCTGCCACTGATACGGGGAGCGGCCCAGGACGAGGGAATCTTTGACCCAGATGCAACACCCCGAAAGATAGAATCCGGCCTCTGCGAAGGCGCGACGGAAGTTCAAGCCTTCAGTGTCGGCATGGAAGACATAGGCGGACGCGCCTTTCTCACACACGCCTACCATGTTGGTGAACGCTGCGAGGAGGAAGTCGTAGAACTTCTCGCGATCCATTTTGTCGTTCTTGATGGACAGGCCGTCGGAGGATTCGAAGGCGACGTTATATGGCGGATCGGTCAACACAAGATTCGCGCGCTTCCCATCCATCAGTGTGGCGATGTCGTCGGCGCTGGTGGCGTCGCCGCACACGAGGCGGTGGCGGCCGACCGTCCACACATCCCCACGCTCCACGAAAGTAGCAGCTTCTAACGCGGCGGTGAGGTCAAACTCGTCATCCTCCACCTCACCCTCGTCGAGTGAGCCGATAAGCTGCGCGATCTCAGCGTCATCGAAGCCGGTGAGTTCAGCGTCGAAATCCGAAGCATCGAGGTCGGCGATGAGGAGGGCGAGTTTATCGTTGTCCCATTCGCCGCTGATCTTGTTGAGCGCGATATTGAGTGCTTTCTCGCGCGTCTCATCCAGCTCAACAACGATCACATCCACGGTGTTGTGGCCGAGGTCTTCCAGCACCTTCAAACGCTGATGACCACCAACGACATGCCCGGTTGTTGAGTTCCAGATGACGGGCTCAACGTAACCGAACTCGGTCAAGGATCGCTTGAGCTTCTCATACTCAGCATCACCAGGCTGAAGGTCTTTACGCGGATTGTAATCAGCAGGCTTCAACTCAGCTATCGGCATCGTTTTCACGAGCATGCTTCTTCACCGCCTTCCGCAGCGCATCAACGTGAGTGAACGAGTTCTCCCAGCCCAGACCGGCATGGTCGAAGTGCCCATAGGTTGAATACTGTGTAAAACCAGGCTTGCGAAGGTTCAAGACATCGATGATTCCACCGGGGCGCAGCGAGAACACTTCCCGCGCTGCAAGGTTAAGGATCTGGTCGGAGTGCTCACCGGTGCCGAGGGTGTCGATGGTGAAGGCGACCGGGTCAGCCTTCCCAATCGCATAAGAGATGCTCACTTGGCATTCGTGAGCCAGACCTGAGTCGACGATTGTTTTTGCGATCAGGCGCGCCATATATGCACCCGATCGATCGACCTTCGAGGCGTCCTTGCCCGAGAATGCGCCACCACCGTGAGGGGCGAGCCCACCGTAGGTGTCGACCATGAGCTTGCGACCCGTCAGTCCAGTGTCCGCCTTCGGCCCACCAACCGTAAAAGATCCGGAGGGGTTGACGAGAATCTCGGTGTCAGCGCTAATCGGCAGGTACGGCTTACACGCGGGTGCGACGATCAGTGTTTTGACCTCAGCTGCAAGCTCATCTAGATCCTTGATCTTCTCGTGTTGGATCGACACCACAACGGTCTCAACCGCCACGGGCTTACCAGCAGCGTCGTAACGAACTGTCACCTGTGTCTTACCATCGGACTTGATCCCGGTGATCGTGCCGTCCTTGCGCGCCTTATCGAGGCGGGCGCAAATCTCGTGTGAGAGCACAAGCGGCAACGGCAAACGCTCGGGAGTCTCACGAGTGGCATAACCATAAACAGTGCCCTGATCACCCGCTCCTTGGAGTGCGAACTCGGTGTCATCACCGAAACGAGCCTCGAGCGATCGGGCGACTCCGGCGTTGATGTCTGGAGACTGTCTGCGAGTCCAGACGAAGACGAGGAACTTCCACGGCACATAACCCGCCTTCACCAGCGCGTAACGCACCGATTCACGAATACGCGGCCGCTTTGTTGTCGTGATCTCACCAGTGACAATAATGCGATGCCCGCTAGCCATCACTTCTACTGCGACGCGGGCAGCAGGATCCTCGTAGAGGATGTCGTCAAGGATTGTGTCTGCGATCAGATCGCAGAGTTTATCGGGATGGCCGATACACACGGCCTCAGCAGTCTTCGTAGACATACACACTCACTTTCCAAAGAATCAAGGCACAGAAAACTGCCCGCCCATCCGGGGCAGGCACAAAGACACAGATAGGTTGGTTTTAGGAGCGGGCTTTCAGCAGCTGCTCCATCACGTCATCACCCGGTGCAGCGCCCGAGTAGTCGGTGGTGCAGGTGGCGCGGACGATCTCGTAAATCTCGTACCAATACACATTCGCCTGCTTACCGAAAGACTGGGACATGGCAACGAACGGGGATGCGATCGCAGCGCCCGTGGTCGGGTGTTTGCCGAGCAGACCGAACTTGGAGATCGCCTGCTCACACTGCACATAGCGCGCGAAAGCCTGAGCATAGGACTCAATCAGACGTGGTGAGACGAACTGGGAACACCCACGAGCATCGAGCCACTGCCAGGTTTCCCGGTAGACGATGTCAGCGCCGAGTGGTTTGCCATCGCGCTGGATGTCAGAGAGGTAGTCGGAGGGTTCGGGCATCGTCTCGCCAGCGAGCACCGCACCATCACCAATATCAGAGCCTTCGAAATCGAACGGCTCACCCAGCGGATCCTCAAGGCGGGTGGCTGGGCGGCCTTTGGCAACCTTCTCACTCAACGCATCCGGCTTCGCACCCGCACGCACCCGACGTCCACCCCTGTTAGTACCATCCTTAGCCATGGGAATCCTCCCCTCTTGCTGGACGTGCTGATACTCTATATAATTTCACCAGTTGACATAATTAGCATCGGTAATGGAGAGTCTTCGTGGACTACTGAGATGGAAGCGACCAATAACTTATCCAATCGTGGGATTCGGTATAGATGGCTGCTAGGTATTACCTTTGTATTTTTCGCTTGCCATGTTTCCTACACCGTTTTAGCTCTTACGCTTCCGAGTATTCAGCTACTCGGGTCACTTTTGATCGCTGTATCAATACCCGTTAGCGCTCTTTTTGGTTGTGTCCTGCCACTCAGAGGGTTTAACTCTCGATTCTTGATTAAATCTGGGTTCTCTATTTTCGTTGGCATTGTAGCGGCTTACGCCACGGCACAACTAGCTGAGAGTGGCAATTTATCAGTGCGAGCAATGCTCTGCGGGCACCTCGCACTCAATCTGACAATCTACACTTTAATGTGTGGTTTAACGACAATCTATATTCGCCGTCAGCAAACTGGGTGTACTCGACGCCCAGAAACCACTGAGGATCAACAACTAGACGACAATCAATAGTCTACAGGTGCCCAACAACCCTACCCTCTTACTGATCATTTCTCCGACTCAGGTAGGCTTTTCGTTCCTTTGTTCAACGCGTCAGTGAGGTTTTCAATAAACGATTCACTATGATCAATGATTACCGTTGCCCCATCTTTGATCACAACATGCACGGACGTTGTATTCGGGTAGTTGGCGTTTACCTCTGTCAATTTGCCATCATATGTAAACCAACGAAGTGTTATATCGCTACGGGAAATTTTACGTGCAGACTCTGAACAGACCTGATGTGGTACATCAGCTGGTGATGCTGAGTGAGTGTCAACGCATACCTGGCCTTTAGTTTGATAAACGTCAACGGTATTGTTGCCAGAGTCGGCTCTAGCCACCAAATACTTCGCATCGATTTTGGGAGAGGTAACCACGACTCCAGGGATTAGATTGAAATAGAGCGCGATTAAAATTCCGAGGATAGAAAGCGCGCAGGCAGCAATAATGAGTGCTATTTTTCTTATTCTGAGAACAAGAATTCTAGTTTTCACATTGTTGCTGCCTGCGTTCATTGCTTTGCGCTCCTATCCAGCTGCTCCGATTGCCACCAGCCCTCCGACTAGCCCAGCTTCGGGTGCGACGACAACTACAACGGCAGCGAGTGCCACGAGCGCAACAACACCGACTGCTACAGCAACTGCCTCGCCAGAAACCTCGGGTAGTCGCAATTCTACACCTAGCGTTGGATGCAGGGTGACCTCATAGGTGACAGTCACGGACATGGTGGACTTTACTGCGGTGTTTCCGCTTGCAAGGTTATCTGAATCCACTCGAATCCATGCCTGCAATGAAGTGGGATCCACAACTGTGAGTCCATATGAAATATTTCCTGACTTAACAGACCCTGCTATACGTTTGATTTTTGAGGCGAAGTCACCATTGGAACCGAGATCTTTCACATCGAAGGTTGCGCTTGCGGAGTCAATTGAACTTAGAGTCGAGGCTGACAGTTCTCCCGCATTGTTTACCGTGATGTTAGTTGAAAACAATTCATTAGAGGATGTCGTCGCTTGAGTCGCGATATGTGCTGAGACCTTCATGTCGAAAGTTGGCGTATGCACATTGCCAAGCTCAAGTGTCTGGCCGTATTCCCAGCCAACAGAAGAAAAGCTTGGGTAGTAACCCAAGGGCTCAAGTACACGTCGCACGAAAGTTTCTCGTGCGATCTCGAGCAGATTACGTCGGTTATCTTCTCCCAGCTCTTCTGGCGTTTTCGCAGGAACCTTAACAAACGAACTTACACCCTTGTCTCGCCCCGAATACGCATCTTTGTCTAGCGGGAAGCTAGGCGATGACGGGAAAGTAAATTCGTGGAATTGATCAAACGCCCAATTATCAGGGATTGCGTAACCAAGATTACCTGAAAAGCCGGTTGACATATCTCCAACGAAAGAAAACGACGCATAACCGGCTTCACTAACCTTGGCGCATACCAAGCGCGGTCCATAGACGCCTACCTTATAGCGCAGACGATTCTTCGACGAGTTGAACGCTGCCTTGATTTGCCGGAAATACGGAAGAATCATGGAATCGATTTGAAATTCGTAAGCATCAAAATCGACGGCGAAATAAATTGTTACGCCCGATGGAATTCCGATACGTTGAGCGGCACTAATAGCTGTCACAGCATCAATAGTTCCTTGGGAACTGTTAGCGAAGTATTCTTGATAGTACCCACCATCTTGATAGATCGGGAAAACTGCCAAACCAGCATCGGTGATGTTCTTTACCTCGTCTTGTGTCAGTGCTTTCGAGGTATCCTTGCCAACGTATCCGGTCAAATATCGGCCAACATGAGTGTAACCGGCCGCCTTCAAGTCCTTAGCTTGTTGCGCATTCAGTACCGTTGCGCAATCACAGGCTTTGCAGGCTCGGTTTGGGTCGCCTTTTGAGGTCAATAGGCTCATCCAGGTGGTTGGGTCAACTTTCCCAGTAACAGGTAGCGCGTAGTCTGCTTGGAAGGTGCGAACCTGAGCAGCCAATCTTGCATCCCAGGTTCGGGTTACGGAACTGGATTGCCCGTTACATACCAGTCCGGCGCTTGCCAACCATACCCAATCTCCACTACCTGAACTAACTGTCTTCAGGCGGCTACGGGTACCGTTACCGAAGTTGCCGGTCGCCTGCTCGGGAGTGAATCCTTCGAGAGCCTGAAGCACTTGAATCAGACCAGTATTCATTTCACGCCCGTAGATACCATCGGTGGGAAGGATACCGGTGTATGCCTTGTAGTCATGGTTGATCCTTTGCTGGATCGCCCGGATAGAAGCCTTTCCTCCATAGGCTGATAGCAATCTGAACTGTTTCATTGACAGCAAGGCCATCATCAACTCCACGTCAACGGTAGAAGACGTATCTGACAAGCCGATATCAGCTTTCATCTTGCTAATAGATGAAGCCATGTTGTCAGTGAACTTAGTGGTAAGACCGCCGTACTCGGCCGGGTACCCTTTGCACCACAACGCGCCTTGAATAATCCCGTGAACATTACTAGATCCAAGGTTCTTACTGATCCCATTAGGCCAGCGGGAGTTGAATCGAGATTGCGTGCCAGGGCCGAAGTTATTCGCGGTGGCCGTAATTCCCAATTCAATCTGTAAAGCTCGAATCAGACCGTTAATTGTATCCCATCCGGTATGCCCATCCTCTGGGACGGAACCAAAACCAGTCCTGCCCTTATAAGTACGATTGAGCCATTGCTGTGTTTTCAGCACCATTTGATCTGTCATGATTCCTCCTTTAAGAAATCCTTTTGTTAACACGCGGCAGGCAAATGCCTGCCACAGAGGGAGTCCAACACCGGTTTAACTGACCTGGAGTTTTCCAACCTCACCTCTACGTCCCTAAAACACTCAAAATCCGGACGGGTAATGAGAAAAGGAAAACAGATAAAACCCGCTAGAGATTCATCCCTCACTCCTCCAGCCACCAAAACGAGAAGTATCAATACCTTGTTTGATTCGGTCTTTTTGTGTACGGTTGGCCCCGCCCGCTGACCTTCGCCAAGGCTGTAGAGATTCGAGGCCCCCAACCCCAAACCAGACACGCGACGTCGCACCGTAAGCAACGAACAAGAGCCAGCCCAGCATCTTTGAGGTCGACGTAAGCTATGGCGCAGGAGCGGGGTTTTCTGCAATAATTACGTCATGGAAGACAATCAAGACCTCGACAAGCCCCGCTCTTGGGCGTCCAGCAATCTTTGGGTGTTTATTGGTGTTGGTATCGGAGCCGTTCTTGGAGCCGTTCTTGGCTTGCTGGCCTACACCCAAGACTGGCTGGGCTAATACGAATACACACGCGGGCCTTGCCGCCACCGGTCACCATCCAACGCGCTCTGGCGCGAGTGGCACGGCTTACACAAGGCGCGGAGGTTATCAAAGTCGTGGGAGCCACCGTGCTCAAGCGGGAGAACGTGGTGGACTTCCTGTGCGGGCGTGTACCGGCTGGCCGCGAGGCAGTCTTCGCAGAGCGGGTGGGCGGCGACGTAGGCGGCGCGGATTTTACGCCAGCGCGCGCCGTAGCGGGCGTTGATCTTCGGATCACGCTGATACTTCCGATAGTGTGCGTCTTCCACCTTCGCGTGCTGCTCGCAGAAACGTTCGTGGGTGAGCTCAGGGCAACCAGGATGGGAGCACGGGGACGCTGGTTTGACCGGCATCGCTTGCTCCTTCCCACTGGATGTGGTGAAGCCCCAAGACTCCCGTGTGTGGGTTCTTGGGGCTTTTCCTACTTTTCAACCACCTACATCATTGCAGGCCGGAAACGGTAAATGCATCCGCCGTTCCTGACACCTTTTGGCGCAAGGGTGCAAAACCCTCACAAACGGCCATACAGAGCGGTCGCAAGACGAGCCAGCGCGCGCGACTTCTTCTGGTAGGCGGTCGTGCGCTCAACATAGAAGTGGTTGCAGATCTGCTGGACCGCATCATCCTGGGTACCCTCGCCGAGGAAGAACGCCTCCAACACCAACCGGTCATCCTCGGAGAGGATCTCCCATGCAGGCAGGAACCAGTCCATGTACTGGCGCGCCTCAGCGTATCGGGCTTTGTAGGTGTCGATGCGCTCGATCGTTGCAACGATGCTGTTCTCCGAAGCGTGAAGGTCGCCTGATGGCGGGGTGCCGTCCATACGTGGGGATGCGGGGCTAGCCGCATCCGCATAAGCCGCCTTGATCTGCTCGTCGGTACTCTCGATGATCTGTTCCATCACCGCATAATCCTGTAACGCAGCGATCGCAGCTTTCCTTGTGTCGAGGTACTTCGTCATCACATGCATGAGCGTGTCCTTTCAGTGGTTGTGTGGATTTCTTGTGCGACCGCGTCAATCAACGCAGTCTGCGTAGCATCCTTCGCATCAAGCGCACGCAAGACGGCTTCATCGAGCGTCCCCTCGGTAACGAGGTGGGTGATGGTGGCTGGTTCGGTTTGCCCTTGCCGATAAAGCCTGGCGTTCGTCTGCTGGTAAAGCTCCAAAGACCAGGTGAGCGAAAACCACACCAGCAGATGCCCACCGGCCTGGAGGTTCAGACCGTGACCCGCCGATGCCGGGTGAATCAGCCCAAGCGCAATCTCGCCCTTGTTCCACGCCTCGATATCAGCCGAGGTATTCAACTCGCGTGCCTGTGGGAAGCGGGTGGTGATGCGTTCGCGGTCATGGGTAAACCAGTAGGCCACGAGCAGTGGGTTGCCGTTGGCTGCCTCATAGAGGTCTTCTAGAGCGTCGAGCTTGCGATCATGAACCGCAGTCCATTCGCCATCGCTGGCGTAGATCGCTCCCGACGCTAACTGCAGGAGCTTGCCTGAGAGTGCTGCGGCGTTCGCGGCGTCGATTGTCGCCTCACCGAGTTGGAGGACAAGATCGGCTTTCAACTGCTCATAGACGCGCCGTTCTTTAGCCTCCAGTGTTACTGGCGTGGTCGTCACCGTCAACGGCGAGAGTTTCAGGTGGTCGGTGGTTCTCATCGACAACGTCATATCCGAAATCGCCCCATAGATCTCGTCCTCAGCACCCACGCGGGGTTTGTAGGTGAAGACCTGCATCCCGTTCCTTTTGTCGGGCACGAACCAACGATCGCGGTAACGGGTAATGAAACGGCCCAAACGCTGACCGCCGTCGAGGAGCCGGAACTGCGCCCACACGTCCATCAGCCCGTTCGACGCGGGCGTGCCGGTGAGCCCGACCCAGCGCTTAACGTGCGGCCGCATTTTTACCAGCGCAGTGAACCTTTTGGCGCGATGGTTTTTGAAGCTGGAGAGTTCGTCGATGATGACCATGTCGAACGGCCAGCTATTGCCGAGTTGGGTAACGAGCCATGGGATGTTTTCACGGTTGATGATGGTCACCATCGCAGACTTGGCTAACGCGTCCAGCCGGTCTTGCTTGGTTCCAACAGCAACCGCGACGGTGAGCCCGTCAAGGTGATCCCACTTGGCTACTTCTGCAGGCCAGGTATCGCGCGCGACGCGTAATGGCGCGATGACGAGAACGCGGGAGATGGTGAAGTAGTCGAGCATGAGCTGCCAGATCGCCGTCAACGTGATGACGCTCTTACCCAATCCCATGCCAAGGAAGATCGCGGCCTCGTCGTGGTCGATGATGAACCGGGTGGCTTGTTGTTGGTAGTTATGCGGCGTGTAGTGCATCAAGTACCTCCTGTATGCCGTCCACCGAATCAACAACCAGTGTGACAAAGCCTTGCTGGCGTAGTTGGTTCATCCGACGCTGCTGGATTGGCCTGGGTTTCTGTCCTGGTACTTTCAATTCGACGAAGACAGCCCGGTTTCTCATCAGGCATATCCGGTCGGGTACGCCGATGGTTCCAGGGCAGACGAGCTTCCAGCACAAGCCGCCAGAGGCTTCAACGGCTTTCTTGAGCTTCGCTTCGATTGTTTTCTCGTTCATGACTTTTCCTTGAGTTGTCAAGGGTTGTGTTGGTCATGTAGGTCTAGTTCTAAACCTCTATATAGAAGTACTTTTTTGGCTTCTATATAAAGGGCTAGTACCGACGTACACGACCAACACACCCGTCGTTAGTTGAGCTCGAATTCGTCAAGCAAGCGAAGTCCTCGGATGAGTTTTCCACGATTGTTTCGACGCGAGGTGAAGCCGTTTTTCTCCACGGCCGAATAGAAATCACTCGTTGAGCGCACGTACTCGCTACGGCTAAGCGCCCAAGCCCTGTAGGAGGAATAGAGCGCCCCAGACTTCTCTTCAAGACCTGGGTCGAGCTCGCAGCATTCGTCGAGGAAGTGGGCGAACCAGTTGTTCTCTTCCTGATATGCCTGCGAAGCCGCTAGGACTTGGGGCGGCGGGGTGAGCTTGTAGTCCTCGGCGTGGATCAGGCGTGCGCCGTCCATAATCCAGGAAAGGATCGCCCCGCCAGCGTGGGTGTAGAGGTGGTCGGCGTAGTTCTTCACGTCTGCGTTGTCTTCGATGATGGCGTTGAACGGGATGACGATGAGCCTGCGCCAGATGCCTGCGTCCATGGCTCCTACACGCGGCAGGTGATTCGTGTAGAGCACGAGCGTGTGGGAGGGTGTGAAGGCGAAGGGTGCCTTGTACTTTTTCTCCGCATAGATCTGATCGGTGGAGGCGAGCTGTTTGACCGTCGACGTCGAGAGTCGCACGCCTTCCTCGGACTCGGCCGCGATGATGAGGCGTTTGCCTTTTGCCTCGGCGAGTTCGGGTTTGACGTTCCGGTTCCCACCGATGGTGAGCACGTCGGCGGACATGTTGCCCGCATACGTGCCCAAGACTCTGGCGATCGTGTTCCAGAACGTGGATTTCCCGTTGCGTCCGTCCCCGTAAGCGATCACGAGTGCTTCAACCATCACACGCCCAATCGCTGCCAAGCCGACGATCCGCTGAACATAGGCGATCAATTCGGGGTCGCTTTGGAAGAACACATCCAAGGCGTCCTGCCACACCTTCGCACCATCTTCTGTGGGGTCGAGGGCGGTCTGTTTCGTGAGCAGATCGGCTGGGTCGTGCTCGCGGCGGCTGCCATCCCGCAGATCCCACGTCCCAGATGGCGTGTTGAGCAGGTACGGGTTGGCGTCGAGCTGGTCGGGCGTGGTGAGCAGCATCGGGTGTGCCTCTTTCAAGGCGGCGCTGATGGCTCGTGATTCGCGGCGTTTGAGCGCGAAGGTCTCGTATGCTTTCGCTTCCTCAAACCGCCCGTAGGCCGCTGCCTGCATGGGTGTGAACGTGCGTTGTGCTTTCGCTTTCGACGATGCCGCAGCGAGGACGACGTCTGCGCCGGTGGCGTTCATTTCTTCGCGTGCGCCTTCGATCAGGTCGGCGGCTTCGGCGAGTTGGCGGTCGGTGAGTTCTTGGGCGATGCCTTGCGCACCAGACCCAGACTCGCTCCACACGCCATCCGAATAGACGAGCCAGTCGGTGGCCTCTGTATAGGCCAGGCGCGTGGAGTACTCCGAGGCGAGCATCGCCGCCTGCCCGACATCGGTGAAGTCCTCGGGGCGAAGGCTCGTCAGCTGTGCGTAGGCTTCTGGTGGCAGGTAGTCGGGGTTGGTGGCGACTTTGGTGGCGAACCGGCACGCCGAGTTCCAAATCGTCTGCAGTTCACCATCCGACAAAGGGGGTTCGCACAGGTTGGCTTTGCGGTCGAATAGGTCGCGGGCTTGATCGGTCTCGCCATAGCGGATCAACACTCTGCCTGCGAAGCGTGACAAGGTGGCGTTGCGTGAACCCTCGCCAATCATGAGAGTGCTCTGATCGAAGGTGGCAAACACGTCGATCTCATCAGCCGCATCCAACCAGGCGTCGAGGAGCTGGTCGCCCTCATGCACCGTCACCACAGCGTTCGACGCTCCGTAGATGAAGCGTCCTGCGTCCAGGGCATTACGGTCAAAGAAAGCGAACCGCGACGCTAAACGATGCTTCAATCCTGCGTATTCGTCTGCGTCGCATACTTCGTGGATTGGGAAGTAGACGTGGAAACGCGGTCGGGCTGAGAGCGCGCCCTTCGGCTTCATGTGGTTACGGGAGGTGGCGGTCATGAACTCCACCCCGGACATGAGCTCGCCGAGCTTCTCTGGTGTGATCCAGTCGGTGTGTGTTTCGGTGTGATCGTTGTCGATATCCATGACCACGCAATTCGAGGAGATGAAGGCTGCGCTGGAGCGGCGGTCATTCACATAGGTGGCTGCCACATGATCAAACCCGGCGACCGCCGACAGCGAAGCCGCGTCCGTGATGGTGTGCTTGTTCGGGTAGTGGTTGTTATTCTGTACGCCGGTAACGGTCGCGGCGTACAGGGTGAAGGGCGCGGTCATGGGGTGACCTCCTGAAAATCTTGATCGAAGTACTTAATCGGCAACTCGAGGTCGCGCGCCCACCCGATCTCTAAGCGCATACCAGGGCTCACGCGTCCGACATATGCCCAGAGAGCTTCGCACTTGGCGAGCAGCACACGGTTGAAAAACATCGCCAGCTCCCGCTGATCAGGATCGGCGTCGTCCATAAACTGGGGATAGTGCAGATGCGGGGCGAATGGAATTTTGCCCGCGCTCACTGCGAAGGAGCAGAATTGGCGGGCGAACTCAACGTTCGCTTCCGTGTCGCCTGAGTAGGGCGAGCAGATATAGACCAGCGGACGATATCCGAACTGTTCACGCTGCAGCTTCTTCAAAGCGTGGTAGCTCGTCAGGTCCAGATAGCCCTCGGTGTTCTTCTTCGAAAACCCAATATCGAGTGTCGTGACGGTCATGCTTACACCTGCCCCTCACGCTCAATCACCGGCAGAATGCTGAGCTGGTTCTTGAGAACCTCGTAAATGAACAAGCGGCCTTTCTGCGTCCAGTAGGTGTGAATCCGGGTGCGATTACCGTCGTCAATGACATGAGTTTTGGTGTCGGTGTAACCGTTGCCAGCGTGCTGGGCGTAAAGCAGCCACACGCCCGATTGCTTGTACTGAATACCGAGTTCGTGCAGGAGCTGGTTGAGCTTGCGACCAGAAAGCCCATAATCCTTCGCAATCACCGTTATCGGAAGAGCGTCCTTGGCTTTGAGTACCATGTCGTAGTAGGACAGTTTCGGTTTCGCTTCAGCCAAGGCTTGAGCTTGCGCAAGATTCTGCAAGGTCAGCTCTGCGGTTTTGCGGCGCTCCGCGACGTAGGCATCGAGCACTTTGAGGAGCGCTTCAGGATTAGTGACCAGCTCATCAGTGGCATACAGGCCGTGACGGCGGATCGATGGCAGCACCTCATGGATGACCCAACGTTTGAATGCTCGGGCTTCTGGTTTGCGTGATGCCATGATCAGCCCGTAAAGGCCGGGTTCGTTGACGCACCATGTGGCACCGCCGGAGAACCCTAAGTTGAACTTAGCCTTCTCATCATCGTTGAGACGCGAGACAGCAACCGAGGGGTTCGTGAGATCGAGGGCTTGGCAGATGTCGGCGGCGATGAACCATGTCTGATCATCGGCGGCGAAGCTACGTACCTGCCCGAAACGGTCGTTGGTGAAGGTTTGGATGGTGTTGCCCATGACAGGCTCCTGTTCTGAGAGCCAAATAGACGAATGTGCACCGGTTGGTGCGAGAAGCTCTCAGTGGTAGGCCGCAAACTTTCAAGGAGTTAACCCCTGGGCGGGTTTGTGGTCACTGAGCTTTGGGGCTCTCGCACATACGTCCTTGAGCACCACCTAATCCGGACGGGTGCCATGGAAATTGCTTCACGCGAGATGCCGTGTATACCCCGCAGACAAATCGGGGCGGTGCGAGTGAACATGGATGGCATGAGTGAGATTGATAAGGGAACGGTGTGGGCGATGGCGAAAAACATGCGCCTATTCGCCTTCATGGAATATCTGCGCGACCTCGACAACGACCCAGCACCGAACGCTGCGAATCAGCAGATCGCTGCGTGTCTTCGAGAGTTCATGACAACCGATCCAAACGTGCTTCTCGGTGACGAGTAGAAGCGGCGCTGGCTAGTTCCATCATGATTCCTGCACACCAACTCGCTTGGTGATAGAAGTGTTTCTCGTTCGATACGAAACTAGAATTGCGTTATGGGAAGGATCTACGGCTACTACGAGTGGGACGAGACGGTTGGCAACCCTGGACACAGGGACGATGGTTCGCTTCATCAGAACCTCTACAACGAAGATCGAGTATTGTCCGGTCACGCCCGCTTCGTGCCCGATGAAGATCGCTTGAATTCGGCAGACGAATACTCGTATGAGAACACGTTTGTTACCTCTGACTATCGCCGCGAATCTGAAGAATCCAATGAGCTCGCCGAAGCTATCAGTGCACTTCTTGTCGCAGTTACGGTGGCAGGGATAGCCAAGGCGGCTCCTCACGTCAAACAGTGGTGGCAAGAAACAGCGCGACCTGCTGTCAACCGTCAAGTGAAACGAATCCGCAACATCGGACGAAAGAAGAAGTTTGATGAGTCCGAGACACTGGTGCTCGATCCAGCACGCGACGAGCATGCCGCCATTGAACGAGATCAAAGACAGGTGATGTCCCGTCAAGAGGCAATAGCGCGGATTATCGCAGGGCTTGCGGCAAAGGCATATAGCGACGAACAGCTACGCATGGTCAAATCCGCGCGAATTGTCGATGTTGAAGATTACGCAGAAATTGAACAAGCGCTCTCGCAGATTCCTTCTGAGCAGCTACAAGCTCTAATTCTCAAGATGGTTAAGAACCCGGCGCTTCTAGAAGACGGATCACTCGCAAACCTCGCAAGCTTACTCAACCCATCGAACCAGCTCCTCGGGTTGACCCCTGAGCCAATCCATCGCGAAGATCCAAATATTTAGTCCTTGCGATAGTAATTACACTCGTACCCGTCCGCATCCAGCGGCAGGCCTTGTGCCCAGGCCGGGAGCGTGGACATGAGCTTGCACGCGTCAGCAACGGTGAAGCCCGAATCTAGAGGTTCGTCGATAACGATCTCGTCATGAACATGCATCACAATCCGATGCCCAGCATTGACGACTGCGTGCATACCAACCACGAGCAGGTCACGAGCGATCGCTTGCACAATGTTTTCCGTGAGTTTGCCGCCGTAGGTTTCTAACTGTCCCCAGCAGCGCGCGGCGGTTGTGCCGGTGTAGGTGATGGAGGTGCCGCCCCAACGATTCTCACCCAAACGCGGCTGCACATACGCAAGTCGCCTGCCCGAGGGCAGTTCGATGAAGAGAATCCCAGACTCGACGATAAAGCGCAGATTCCGTAGCCGGATTGGCTGGCGAGACGTGATGACGGCGATAGCGGCTTCCTCGACGTCTGCCCAGAGCCGAACGATGTGTGGGTTAGCTTTCCGCCATGCATCCACGATCGGTTTGAGCTCGTGTTCGGCGAGCCCCACACCCAGTGCTCCCATGGCTTTGAGAGCACCGACGGAGCCGCCATAACCACAGGCGAGCACCGCGATCTTCCCTTTTTGTCGAAGCTCGCCGTTAACGCCGTGTTTTTCTACTGGGACGCCGAACATGCGGGAAGCGGTTTCGCAGTACAGGTCTTTACCCTCGCGGAAGGCGTCTAGGGTGGTTGTTTCTCCTGCGAGCCAGGCGATGACGCGCGCTTCGATTGCGGAGAAGTCAGCGACGATGAACCTGTGCCCAGGAGAAGGGATAAACGCAGTGCGGATTAACTGCGAGAGAGTGTCGGGCACCGACTCGTACAGCAACTCCAACGCATCGAGGTTGCCCATTCTGACGAGCGATCGTGCTTGGTCGAGATCCGTCATGTAATTCCTTGGCAGGTTTTGGACTTGGACGAGGCGTCCGGCGAAGCGTCCGGTACGTCCTGCTCCGTAGAACTGGATAAGACCGCGTGCCCGGCCATCGGATCCTGAGACGTTTTGCATCGCCTGGTATTTCTTCACGCTGGATTTCGCCAAGTCGCCGCGAAGTTCGAGGACTTCTTTCACTTCACCGATCGCGGTGTCGAGGGCGGCATCGACGTCAGCTTTCGCTAGTGATTCGAGTTCGCAGCCGTGACCACGGAGCCATTGTTTGAGCTGGATGGGCGAGTTGGGGTTGTCCAACCCCGTGAGTTTCTGCGCACGAGCGAGTGTGGCGTTGCGGTGGTGCTCGTCAACGGCGACAGCGTTGTCCACGAGCGTGTGGTCGAGAAGAATCCCAGCATCATTAATGCGTTGGTCAAGAGCGTAGGTGTTCCACTCGCTCTCTGGCATCGGAAAAAACGCCAGTCTGTCGTGGATGGCGAGCTCGACTTCAACGTCACGCCGGTTGTAATCAATAAACCTCGCCCAGCCGGTCGGGTCAGCTGATGGTGGGTTCCTGCGTTTGCCGCCTTTCAAGACCGAGGGGGTGGCAGGTGTGCAAAACTGCTTAATCAGCTTCTTGCCTACTGTGTCTTTTTGGACGTCGAGGTTGAGGACAGTGGCTACCGCGTCGAGCCTCATCGGCAGGCCGAGGTAGGCGGACCAGATCATAGTGCACCGCCACTGCCTTGGGTCAAGAAACCCATCACCGAGAAGCTCGGGATGATGTGTGCGTAGCCAGGCAGACAGGCAGACTCGTTCGAAGGCGGCGTTATGCGCCCACTTGACCACATCCGGATCCACCAGTGCTGCGAGAACCTCATCGGGCAGGGTCTCGCCGCTGGCAAGATCCACCACCTCCACGGGGCTACCGTCGACCGAATAGCCGAAGAGCAACAGGTCGAAGTCGGGGTGCTCGGCATACGGGTAGACGCCTGTCTTGGCGAGTTGGGCGGGGCTGAAAGATTCGATATCGCAGAAGAGTGTTCGCATGACGAGGTTCCTTTCACATAGAGGAAAAGTGGAGGGAACCAACAATGAACGCTGGTTCCCTCCACGATTGGAGTTGGTTAGTTCAGGAAGTCTTCATCAGCGGCGAAGGCACCGAAGTCGGTCTCAGCCGAGACACGCCCGCCGCCAAGGCTCTCACCGTCACGGGTCTTTTGAATGTTCCCCAGTCCGCAGGCGATGCCACGGTTGCCATTCGTGTTAAACGCATAGAAACTCAAGGAAACGCGGGCGTAGCAGCCTGAGTAGACCTCGGCACGATCAAGAATCGGTGCCACATGCTCGTCGACGATCTGCGGAGCCGTCAGGGAGTTGGCGTTGAGGAAGTAGGCGCCCTTGTAGGCTTCGTCGTCACGCTCAATATCCCCATCACGCAGCGGCAACTTGAGGGCGGCCTTGTTGGGTCGCTTGCCCCCAAACTTGCCAATGCCAGCCTCGATCGCCGCATCCACAGCCTTCTCAATAGCCGCAATCGTGGCGGTGTCGGACTTGGGGATAATGAGGGAGACGGAGTACTTGGGCTTGCCGCCTTGGATCGAGTTCGGCTCCCACACATGCGCATAGCTGAGGCGGACTTCGCCGGTGACAATACGGGTCGGATTCTGAGTAGTCATAATCTTATTCTTCTTTCTGTTCGTTACTTGTTTGTTTGAAAATCGGTGGCCGCACTCACCAGGTCAAGCGCTGGCCGTTTATCGGTTGCAGGTACCAGGGTGGGTTTGCCTGCAGGTTTGGTTACGAGATCGCCGAGGATCTCGTTGAAGGCGGGTTTACCCATCAGCTTTTCCATTGCTGTTAGAGTGATGAGCTTGCGGTCATAGATGTCTCTATAGCCAGCCGCCTCAGCAGCCTTCGCCACGTCGGTTTCGGAAGTGTATTTGCGTACCGACCGACCGGCGACGAGCTTGAACCCGTCAAAAACCACGCCCTGGTTCACGGCTTTCGACAGGGCGTAGGCTTCGACATCCGACGCCCATGTTTTGAGCTGCGGAATCCTCGTGAGCACGTCAGCAATCTCTGCATCACTCAGTTCTGCTGGTGGGGCGAACTCCAACTTGGCAAGTTGAAGATTGGCTTCCGCTCGCGCCCGACACATGGGTGCGATCTTGCAAAACTGACACCACGAGCCTGGACAAAACTCGCCCCCGCCCACCGCTGCCAGCTCAGCTTTAGGTTTCACCTCGGTCTCAGCCCAGTGTTCGAGCTCGGCAACAGAGGTTTCCCAGGTGTCGACGTTCGCCCGGCGCGGCTGATAGATCGTGACCGCTACGCGCTCGATGTCATACAGGCTCCCGAAGGCGTGAAGCGCTCCGAGCGCATACAACATCAACTGCGGATTCTTCGCGGCCTCGACGAGGACGCCTTGCCCGTACTTCAGATCAATAATCTGCAAGGTAGGTTCAGCGATGATAACGCAATCCCCGGTGCCAAAACCTCCGGGCACAATATGGCTAAAATCCAGGCGCTGCTCGATCAGCACCTGCGAATCACCACAGGTCTCCTGGGCGATGGAGATGTGTTCTTGGACGTAAGCGACGTAGTCGTCGGTCAAGGTTTCCATCTCGTCATCAATCCAGGCCGAGACCGGACGCTTCGAGCGCTGCTTGAGTGCTCGGCGGAGTTTGTGCTCAGCGAGCGCATGAGCTGCGGTGCCTTGCTCGGCCGCAGCCGACGTCGACTCCGGCTCATCGGATTCCAGACGAGCGGAGGGGGTGCAGTTGAGCCACCTGTGAGCACCAGAAGCTGAGAGGAGTGCATGATCAGATGGTGCCATCAGCAATCTCCTTCGCCCGCTCAAGAAGCCAGCCGAACTTCGACGGATCCACCGCTGAGAGCTTGTCCGCCCCGGCCGAAACAATCAGCTCACGAACCTTCGCCGTATGCCCTTGCGCTGAAAGCTGCGCAAGGACGCCGCGCACGTCCTCCAACGTCACCGCAGGTTCAGGCTCAGTAACTGGAGATGTGGCTGGTGTTTCTTCGTGCGCCTGGGAACGAGCAGGTTCTGGTGTGCCAACGAGTCGTGCAGCAGGTATCGGGCGGTCACCGATCATGCCCGCATGGCCTTCAACCTGCTCATACCAGTCATCTTCGAGCGCTTGCGCCTGCTCACAGGCATAAATAGCTACCTGGTTCCATGCGCTGATTAGTTGGTTCCGGGTCTGGAAATCCATCATCGCCCCTCACCTCCCGCGCGCCCATCAAGAGCGTTGGCCAAGCCCATGAGGTCGTCGTCAGGTTCGATAATTTCGACGCTGCCAACCTGCCGACCAGGCACGAGGACGGTGACGTGTTGCTTACGGCCGAGGATCCTGGCCAATAGTCGTTCACGCAGGCTGACGGTACGGGCGGAAACCAGCGAGTCATCTGGCGCATCGTCGGTGACATTAATGCGAAGCTTGTGCTTTGCCATAAGTTTTCCCCTTCCTGGAGGATTCGAATCAGTGCTTGCCGCCGTGTGGGGCTTGCACTCATACGTCCTCGGGGCGGGGTGAATCCGGACGGGTCATGCCGAACATCTTGTGGATTCGCTTCTTGGCACGGTTGACGGAGTTACGCACCGCGTCAGCCAGCTTGTTGATCTGTGCCTGGTCAGCGTCGGGGTGCTCTAATCGAGCGATATCTGCGTAGGAGAGATCTTCGCCTAGCGACAAGGTGAGGTACTTGCGTTGTTGATCGGTCAGCGGAAGCAGGATCTCGGCGACCATCTTCTCAGCGTCCTCCGTATCCGTCTGGCGAATCAATTGAAATTTGGGGTCGAACGCCTCGCCCTCCCGCACCATCGCCCGCACGTAGTCACGCCGTAGCCGCTTAGCGTGGAGTTGAGGGTCAAGGAGGTCGTCCTCATTCCCGTACTCGGATTGTTTACCCCTGCTTCGACGCTTGCGGTCGTTCTCACGGTCACGAAAGCGCTGGTAGGCGTCCTCCAACCACAGCTGTTTCCACTCGGGGAGGAAATCCGGGTCAAGGATCTGGTCACGGAACTCGTGATCGTCTGGGAAGTCAATGAGTTCTACCCATGCGTATCCACGCTCGGATGGCAGGTAAATCTGCCAGTGCTCACGTCGTTTGGAGTCGACCTTGCGTCGGGTGGCGTATGGTCGAGTGAATGTCTTGTGGGACATCGGGTTTTCCCTTCAAATGAAGGGAGACCCGTTCAGAGGTATTGAGTTGCAGGTAATGGGAGTTTGCTCGGGGATAGCAACGGCGGGCACCTGGTTTGATGCCCGCCGTTGTTCCTCGAACAGATCTCCCGGTTTACCGTGGATTACCGTGCTCGATCACAGCTCGGCGTATGAGTAATGCCGAGCTGACGTCATGCTTGGGCACCACCCAGACCGGGACGTGTTCAACTGCGCGATCTTGTAGTCCACTAGGTAGAATCAGAGGGTCGGACGGCTGCGCACAACCGGGTCTGATAAGAGCATTCCTGATTCCGAGGCGCGTTGAACGCTTCCACCGTCCTTATCCGTCCGAACACCGTCCCTGAACGTCCCAAATGGTGAAAGGAGGAGAGAAATGCTGATGTCAGAGCTGATTCAATTCATGCACAGCGGGGCTACTGGAACCGACGATGGTGGCGGCGATTTTCTCCTCCTACTCAGCGAAGAATCACTGAACAAGAATGTTCGAGGTCCTGGGAAAAATAAGCTCTACGGAAACTTGAAAGGTGTCAACCTCGATAACGAACACGAGGTTTATCAGAGAAATGCTGAAACACGGCAACGTTGGTATAAGTCAACTAGCAAGCCATTACCGCAGGGGGTCGCGAGGTTCTGGCGATCAAATTTCTATAGGGACGGTTTCCTGGATTTTGTGGATCGCAGGATAACCATCGACACACGAAACGATTGGTACGCCATTTTCAGTAAAAATGGCTATCAATCCACACGCGACCAACTTTCAGCACTTATCGCCGATCTATTTGTTACGGGTCTAGAGCACCTCAAAGTTGGAGATCGGTCTATCGATGACAAGCCGTGGAATCCTAGCCTCATTGATGCCACTGCCGAAGAACTAGCTACGGTCGTGCAACAGAAGCAACGGTTCTCTGACCTGACTCGTGATGACATCTACGTCGACGGTAACGAACTGGTTGTCGGCACCTATCGGATTCAGCTTCCTGACCACAAGGCTGTCCCAACTCGTGTGTCTGCTTTTGAGCGTAGGTACACCAATCAGCTGATCCAAGTACTGTGCGAAGAATGTGGAATTGAAGTCTCGATTGATTCGCTTCGTGAAAATGGAGGCGAATATGTTGAGGATTTCGATATTGCCCGTCAGGATTACTATCTTGCCGATGAGCTTCGGGAAGTGCTGAAAGACTCCAGCCTCGATGGCGAGGATGAATTCCAAAAGATCAAAGACGACACGTATGTGGGAATTCGACCCACCTACAGAAGGCATCACGATTCCCCATATCAGCGCATGCTGGCAACGCTAGAGCAGGCAGCCATCGTCCCATTGACGAAATCTCATGTGCCAGAGGCTACAGGCCTGTTCCATACAGAGCACCGTCACGGAATAACACACATGCTCGTTAACGACGAACGCTTGAAGTGGGCTGACGATGAACAATAGTCTGTATAACTCACCGCTCGAAATGGCCGCCCGACTCGCAGTTATTCTCGACGCTCGCCCTCACATGAACCGAGACGAGCGAGAACTTGCCGCCATCGATTTTTTGACCACGAATGCGGGCCAGTTTGGTCTCTATCCAGCGAATTTGCATGGTGATTCCATCTACGTCGCTACCGAGTTCGCTGCCAGAATCCAGCACGTTAACAAGGGCATCCGCTACGCCGTCACCCACGGAATTATCACCCCAATCAAGACCGACGCTGAAATTGAGTTCACACTCAGCGACCAAGGGCAGGCCTTCGTTGGCAGACTTTCTAGCCAATATCTAACCGACTACATGCGAGCACTCAACCCGGTGCTCGTATACGTTGACTCTCGTACCGATCGTGAGGTGATGCGCCGCATCGAGGAGCAAGGCGTTGAACCGATCAAGGAGGATCGTACATGACAATCCCTTTCTGGATCGAAACTATCCGATACTCGGGTGACGATGTTGTCCCAACCACGATCACGTTCAAGCCTGGCGTGAACATCGTCCACGGGCCTTCAGACACTGGCAAGACCTATCTGGCAAAGACCATCAAGTACATGCTGGCTGGGTCTACTAAACCGTTCTCGACCGAGACGGGCTACTCGCAAATCTCCATGACGCTTCGCACAGCAGAAGGCAAAGTCAAGCTCACCCGGAACATCGGATCATCAAAGACCACCGTGTCCGCCAATCATGTTTTCGGGATTACACACGACGAATACGCCGCTCAGCCCACCGAGGGCAACGAGAACGAAATGACCGTCTCAGATATCCTGCTGCGCATCATGGGCATCAAGGAACGGCGCGTCGTCCTCACCAACCAGTACGGAACCCGTAAACCACTGACATGGAAGACTTTCGCCGACACTCTCCACCGTTCCGAAGGGCGAATCACCTCCGAAGAATCCATCTTCTCCACAGCAAAATACGCAACACTTTCTGCCTTTCTCACTCTGTTCTACGACCAGGATCTGTCGCTCGTTCCCGAGCATGATGATCCCGCTGCTCTCAAAGTTCGAAAAGACATCCTGGTTCCTCATCTTGACCGAAGGCTTAACGATCTGCAGAACCAGCTAGCAATCCTCCAAGACATAGTTCTCACTAATGGGGATCGAGATGTCAGTGCCGAAATCACCACACTGACCCGCCAGCTCGAGCAACTCAACCAAATCCAAGACAGCGCACGTATCGAACTGCGAAAAGTGACAGCAGAGATTGCCAAAGCAGAACAAGACCTCGTGGTGCGATCGATGTCAGCACGCCACTACGACGATCTTGCCTCGGTCTACGTCGGCAACATCAAACGTTTAACTTTCGTCGCAGACGCCCAGAGCGCTATCGAAGAAAACGATGCCCCTACCACCTGCCCATTCTGCGACAGCCCTCTCAAAGATCATCAAGAAGACGACTATCGTCAGGCCGCTCAAACCGAAGCGGAAACCATAGCCGAGGATCTAGAAGAACTCAGTACTGTTCGCGCTTCCCTGAACGAACACGTGGCAGCCCTGCAACAGCGCATCGAAACCCTGCGCAACAAGCAACGTGAGATTGAGCGTGAACTGGCACAAGCAGTGCTGTCGCAAATCAGGGAACTCCGAGACCAAATCCAATCGCTGGAAAGCCACCAGGCTGCACTCACCGAATACCGAACACTTGAGTCTGAGTACGAGGAAGCCACCGAGCAGCTCACCGAGCTTCTCACGCCAGTAGAACCACAAGCTGACTTCGATCCCACCCCATATTTTCCGAACAATTTCTACACTGAGATGACCCGCTATCTCAGAGAAATTCTCACCGAAACACAATTCGCAGATGCTGAGAAGGCTTTCTTCGACGCGAACGACTTCGACATTAAGATTGGCTACAAAACTAAACGCTCACACGGCAAGGGATACCGTGCTTTCTTCAACACCATCACGGTGCTCGCCCTACGCCGATACATCCATGAGCACGCAATCCACAAGCCATCCATCGTCGTCCTCGATACCCCGACCTTAGGTTTAGAGCATCAGAAAACTGGCGACAAACTCGTTAGCAGCCGCGACGAAGCTACTGGACGTCCACGAACAGGGCTACTTCGCAATCTCTTCGATTACATGGTAGACACTGGCGAGCACGGTCAGCTCATCATCCTTAATAACACCGACGTCACACCAACCACTCACTTCGGTGGCAACGATACCACCGAACTCGTCTTCGGAGAACACGAAGAAGCAGACCGTCGCGGGCTCCTCAATGATCTACGCGAAGGAGAAGATGAAGGAAACCGAGAGAGCGTCGAACAGATGACAATATTTGATGAACTCCAAGAATAGAGCATGATATTACAGAGTACCTAAACTCTTCCGATCCGCTATTTCCGAATAAGGAACAGATACTCTACATTTGGGGTGTCGTTCGGCGGCGTCCATTCATTCGTCCATGTCATATTAGCCATAACATTCTTCTTATATTCCATTTGAATGGATGCAACAAGTTCGCCAGCATCAGATAGAACTTCTAGTAGCTCAGTATACGTGGCGCGCCCTCCACTGGAATACGAAAGCAACAAGTACCGGGCGGGTGTTTTAGCAATTAAGCTATGTAAAGCTTTGAGAGCAAGGGAGGATCCGTTCTCATCTCTTCGGTACTCTTCAAAAGGGGAAGCCGACACCTCATCCCTCGAATCCTCACGACGTCGTGCTGCTCCAAAGATTTCTGGCTGATCGTTGAGAATCACAGTTTTCCAAATGTGATAGTAGGAGGCGTAACGGACACGAGATGGAGGCATCTTCTCGTTATTAGAACCGTAAGGAGGATCTAAATATGCAAGATCAAATTCCTGTCCATTCTCAAGGAAGCAGTCAACGAGACTCTCAGCATCTTCACGATAGACCGCATGTGCCATGTGTTGTGGACGCAGATTCGGCACCCGTAATTTCATATGGTTGTAGGATCTAGGCGACCACATCTTCAGGTAGGAAACATAATGCCCAATTGTGTTTTCGACCTGATCCATCGCGTAAATGAGGCTTGTTAGGGCTACGGCACGCTCGATATCTGAGAGGTCAAGTGCATCAATTTCGGTGCGGATAGCATCCAATTTCATTGCATTGTGACGCTGCCACAGAGCTTTCTTGCCATCGCGTTGTACTGCGCTTCCATCAACATCCACACCACCATAATTCTCTGTGAACCAGCCTGCGACAGGTTCCAATGCATTAAGGTGATCAATTAATTCTTGGTACTCTGCTGCCTGCCTTTGATTTTTCAGGTACGACGTTGCAAAGCATTCGGACCATTCTGAAAGATCATTCGATGTGACTGTTGATCCGGTTCCTGCAAATAGCCTGCTGACACGAGTTGTCCCAGAGAACAAATCAAGAACGGATTCTCTGGAAATACCCTTAACCGCTTCGAAAATCGGTGTTAACAGTTTTTGCTTGGAACCCGCATATTTGATACCTTCGCGAGACCAATCAAGCGCATCCGTAAGAAGGGTTTCCTGGGTGGAAAACAGAGGTTCTGAAAGTTGTTTTGTCATTTATCAATCTTTGAATCGTGCGCAAGTTTTTGCAATTCCAGATTAATTGGTTGGAGAGCCAGTTGATGGGAATCAGAAGTGCTATTTAGCGCTTTAGCAAATAAGTCTGTAAGGATGAGGTTATGTTCATAAGTGACCCACCCATCTGTAATAAATCTGAAGTGCTTCGCGGCCTTCTTGGAATCTGTCCATAATCCTCGCTGAAGCGCATTAGCGGACTTCCCTCCATATCTAACTTCACATATATACTCGCCGTCGGAGTCGAGAAACTGCCAAACCGGATGCTTACGCCCTCGCGATCCAGGTGCAACTCGCTCCACAACAGATGTTCGCTCTGGTAAGGCTGAAATATCAAATACCATGATTGCGCACTGCTTTACGTCCTCTTGGTAGATCAATGGAAGGACATTCAAATTAGCCAGATGAGAGAATTCGCTTCTATGAAGTAACTTTTCAATCTCAGATGCGTCCTCCAGGCGGGATTTCCCTAATCCTTCCAGGAGCGGGAACAAAACTGCATCTTTATCGGTGCTCAATTGCAAGGGGCCAACACCGTAGGCTTTGAGTGAAACTTTAATTTTAGAGAGATCTTCCAGCCGGGTAACAAGAATATCCTCTTCAGAACTTTTAGCCCGGAATAGGTCTTTTCCTACATGTTGCGCCTCATAGCTAGGTAGAAATTGATTAATAAATTCAGTTATACCAATCTCAGCAAGATCGCCATGTGTCTTATTTCCAAGTAACCGCATTGTAAAGATGTTCGATAGGGTGTTCTCGATCAAGTTTGGATTCAATGCTGCAAACTTTTGTAAATCCAGAGTAAATTTCTGAAAGGGTGATTTTTCTGTCAAGTCGACCATGGTGAACTCCTTCGAGGCGGATCCCACATCACAAAAATGGGACATCTTTCAGGATATCAATCGCCAAGAGCGGGAGTGCGCATGAACACACATGTCACTACATTTGTCTTATCAGCCACTTGACTCGGTCACCTCTGATGCACTAGCTACTTCTCAGAATTCGCGTACGCACTTTTCGGCGCAACCAGAACCTTTCGGCGACAGGCTTCCTCTCTGAGTTGCGGGGGTAGCCTGCCTACCCAATCAACAGAGGCAACGCATGCTTGTGCTGCCATACTCGCTTTCGTCACAAAAGTGCGCCCACAATTGGCATTGCGTTTTGCCTAGTAGCAAGCCATTTCAGCCGTGTTCATCCAACCGTCCAGCGGCTTAGGTTTGTATCCAATCTGCTCCCATTCCCGATCCGACCTCTGGCTCCGGCTCTTTGCTCATTACCATCGGTAAGGCCGTCGCCAAGCGCGTGGGCAGTTCGGACGGCATCAAGTACTTCGCCCAGGAGCTCAAGGAGAACACCTACAACCTCACGCGCATGAACCTGATCATGCGTGGCATCCTGCCCTCAAACATCACCGCGCGAAATGGCGACACCTTGGAAGATGACTGGCCCTACTTCGACGAGTCAGACCCTGCGGGCACTTACAACCCGCTCTATGTGGACGCGGTTGTCTCTAACCCGCCGTATTCCCAGCGCTGGGACCCTACCGACAAGGACGTTGATCCGCGCTATGCATACGGTTTAGCTCCCAAAAGCAAAGCAGATTATGCATTCCTCCTGCATGACCTCTACCACCTGCGCCCCGAGGGCATCATGTGCATCGTTCTGCCCCATGGCGTGTTATTCCGCGGTGGCGAGGAGGGCCAGATCAGGCGCAACCTGTTGGAGAACCGCCATATCCAAGCCATCATCGGCCTGCCGGCCAACATCTTCTTCGGAACCGGTATCCCCACAATCATCATGGTGCTGCGCCAGAAGCGCGAAGAGTCCGATGTGCTGATCGTGGACGCCTCCAAGGGCTTTGAGAAGGTCGGCAAGAACAACAAACTGCGCGCATGTGACATCAAGCGAATCTCCGACGTCGTGTGTGAGCGTAAGAGCATCGAAGGCTTCAGCCGCCTCATCTCTCTTGATGAGATCCGCTCCAACGACTACAACCTGAACATCCCGCGCTATGTGGACTCGTCGGATAGACCCGAGAGCTGGGACATCTACGCGAGCATGTTCGGCGGGATTCCCGCTAGTGAAGTCGATGAGCTTGAGCGGTATTGGAACGCTTGGCCGAGCCTGCGCGACCAGCTCTTCGCGGGCGACGGCGCGTACGTGATGCCTGCTGTGGAGGACATCCGTGCGGCGATTGAGGCAAATCCCGATGTGGCGGCGTACCGCGAGTCGTTCAACGCATGCGTGGCCCCCGTCATCGACTGGGTCCACGATGCGCTCGTCTCCGACCCGTGCGCGGTAGATGCCGCAAGGATGGAGCAGTCGATCGCCTCCAAGCTGTTCGAGGCTCTCGAAGGCATCGAGCTTGCCGATCCGTATGCTGCGTACCAGGCGCTCGACGACACATGGACAGCAAATGTATCTCTCGACCTGGAGGTACTCCAAACCGAAGGCATGTCCGCTGCCACCAAGGTTGACCCGCACATGGTGATCAAGAAGAAGAACAACAAGGAAGTCGAGGTTCAAGACGGCTGGGAGGGACGCGTCATCCCGTTCAACCTGATCGAGGCGACGCTACTCAAGGATCAATCTGATGCGATCAAGGCACTGGAAGAACAGCTGAACGCATGCACGTCTGACATCGATCAAAGCGCCGAGGAGCTCTCCGAAGAGGAGTGCGAGGCCCTCTCGGAGGCGCTCGACGACGACAACGTGGCATGGAAGGCCACCGAGGTCAAGAAACTCGCGAAGGCTCTTGCCACGGAGGCCAAAACAGATCCCGAGCTCAGGGGCTATGTCGCAACGCTGAAACGCGTCCAAGATCTTATCGATGAGCAGAAGAAGCTCAAGGGTCAGATCAAGACTGCCGAGGCCGAGCTTCATGCATCATGCAAGGAGACTATTGAAGCGTTGACTGACGAGCAAGTCCGAGAGCTTCTCTCCAAGAAATGGATTGCGCCGTTTGCAAACGCTGTGCAGGGAATGCCAAGCGTCCTCGTTGATGACCTGGCCTCGAAGGTGGACGCCCTCAGCTCCAAATACGAAACGACGCTGAAAGACCTGAGCGAGCAGATCGAGGCGAGTGAGAGGGAGCTTTCCACCATGATTGACAACCTGGTGGGAGACGAGTTCGATATGGCCGGACTGGCTGAGCTTCAGAAGCTTCTTGGTGGTGAGTAAGCGGTGAGTAACGTGGAGAGCAGAAAACCAAAGATCAGGTTCAAAGGTTTCACTGACCCTTGGGAACAGCGTAAGTTTTCTGATCTGACCGACAGGGTTTCCATTCAGCCAAGCGATCCCAATTTGCCTCAAGTCGAATACGAGGACATCAATTCCGGCGAGGGTACGCTGAACAAAGATTTGCGCAACAAAAAAGGTGGCAAAACGGGAATTGAGTTTTACGTCGGAGATGTTCTGTACGGGAAGCTTCGTCCTTATTTGATGAACTGGCTATACCCGCAGTTCAATGGTGTAGCTGTAGGTGATTTTTGGGTCCTTAGGGCTACAAGGTGCGACGGTTCATTTTTGTTTCGGTTGGTTCAAACGGACAGCTTCCAGAGGCTCGCAAATGTATCTTCTGGCTCTAAGATGCCCCGCGCAGACTGGAATCTGATTTCACAATCGCTCTTCGCCGTGCCCGCCAATCACGACGAGCAGAGAGCAATCGCGAAGAGCTTGGCCGAGCTCGACGCCCTCATCACCCTTCATCAGCGTGAACAATGGATGGTTATTTACACAAGTGTCGAAAGTGAGCGCATCACGATATCGACATCCTGGTTCTCAAGTTCTTGAATGATGTGCAGATACGTTTCCTGGGTTGTCGTCATGCTTGCATGCCCCAACCGGCGCGAGACGCTCGCTATCGATACTCCCGCAAAGAGAAGAAGTGAGGCATGCGTATGCCTAAGTCCATGTATCGAGATGACTGGTACCTGCACGTTCCTGCAATGCCTTGCAAGTGCTGCATTCGCTGTCGAGTTGTAGACCTTGCCTTTCACGAATATAGGCTCGTTGGAAGGCAGTCCCTTCAGTAAGCCCGATAGCTGCATGACGAGTTGCCAGTCAAGCTGCACCTTTCTGACAGAAGAAGAGTTCTTTGTCGGCACAAATCCTCCACTGCGTTTGTAATCCCATGTTTTGTTAACTGATACGGTCTGGTGGATGAAATCGAAATCATCAGGCGTGAGGCCGAGGGCCTCGCTGAAGCGAAGTCCGGTCTTCGCAATCAGCAATATGAGCCAATCCCATGTTGGCTCGTTGGGTAGTTCGAGGTCGGCCAGGACTGCATGAAGCTCAAATTGATTGAGGTACTTCGTCTTCTTTGTCCTAGGGGGTCGTCCTTTAATGATCGCCTTTCGTGTAGGGTCGCGAGGAATAAGTCCCTCGTCGACGGCGTCCAGAATGGCTCCTTTCAGCTGATGATGAAAGTCCATAGTCGTCTGACGTTCGTGATGCTCTGCATAGCCGTTGATGATTGTCTGGTAGGAAACGCGGTTAAGTTCGCAAAGTTGGAGGTCGGGAACGAGCTTTTCGAGCCAAGATAGCGAGAGACGGTATTTGTCCATAGTTACATCTCGGATAGCTCCCTCTTTGTAAACCTTGACCCACTGAGAGTAGTAGTCGACGAAACAGGTTTCTGGGTTGATTTGCTGTAGCAT